TATAATACACGGTTCGTTGGTCAAGCGGTTAAGACGCCGCCCTCTCACGGCGGAAACACGGGTACGATTCCCGTACGGACTGTTTTAAAAGTCGCATAAACACTGTGTTTGCGGCGTCTTAAAAAAATTGGTACTCAAAATGGTACTCAAAAATTGAACACAAAAGAAAGGAGTCTGCGCAAGTGCTTTAGATTCTTTTTTGAAAATGGTAGACTTGGAACGCTGTGGGCGTTCTTTTTTTGTGCGGTTTTTCTGCTTATTTTTTGCGGAAGAACCGTATTTTTTTATGCAAAAATATAAGCATAGGAGGGATGCGGAATGTTATTTACGGATGAAATTCTTGAAAAAATATTAACAAGAGAAGATGTGTCAAAGGTTCCGCTTGTTTACCAATCAGCAATGATTCACGCAATCAAGGAAGTATTGGAGGAAGAGAATGTATCAGATGCAAAATCAGAATATGGCATTTAACCCAAACCCAAGCTATGCCGCATATCAGTACAACCCAATGCAGAGATTTCAACAGCCAGAGCCACAGATTCCGCAGATGCAACCGCAGTTTCTTGGAATCCAAGGAAAGGTAGTACAGTCGGAATCGGCGATCATGGCGAATGATGTACCTATGGATGGAAGCGTTGCGTTTTTTCCGATGCAGGACATGAGCGCAATCGTAGCAAAACAATGGGATGCCAATGGAACAATCAGAAAGACCGTTTACAAGCCTTTCAATGAGCAGATGGCAGATTCTTCGAGTGATGATAAAAAAATTGAAATAGGGCTATCTGACGATGCGACAAAGGCTATTACTGACAAATTAGATTGCTTGTTTGGAAAGATGGAAGAGTTGGAAGATAAGTTATCTTCGCAAACGCAAAGAAAATCTTCACGAACACAAAAGGAGAGTGAGTCTTAATGAATCCTATGCAGATGTTACAGGGAATGAGAAACCCACAGCAGTTTTTACAACAAATGATGGGGAACAAAAGCGTAATGAACAACCCTATGGCTAGAAATGCTATGCAGATGGCACAGAAGGGAGATTCCAAAGGCATTGAGCAGATGGCTAGGAATTTGTGCAAAGAAAAGGGGATTGACGCAGATAAGGCTTTTGAGTCGTTTAAAAGCCAGTTAGGAATGTGATACTAATTCTTGCAAGATTATGTATATAAAAATGAATTATGGAGGTAAATTCTATGTTTAACACAGGTAATTGTGCATCCGTTCCGCTTGTTGCGAACATTGACGGAAACGGAAATAACAATGGATGGGGCGCAGAAGGCTCATGGTTATGGTTCATTATCGTTATCTTTGCCATCTTTGGATGGGGTGGATTCGGTAACGGATTCGGAGGAAACGGAATGAATGGTGGCGTCGGAAGCGAAATCCAGCGCGGATTTGATAATCAGGCGGTTGTGTCAAAACTTGATGGCATTACAAACGGACTTTGTGACGGATTCTATGCAGTGCAAACCGGCATGAATGGCATCAACACAAACATTTTGCAGACCGGATTCGGCATTCAGCAGGCTATCAACGCTGATACAGTCGCTAATATGCAGAATACAAACGCATTACAGTCACAGCTTGCAAACTGCTGCTGCGAAACAAGAGAAGCTATCCAAGGCGTAAACTACAACATGGCAACTAACACTTGCGCGTTGCAGAACACCATGAACAGCAACACGAGAGACATTATCGACAGTCAGAATGCAGGAACACGCGCTATTCTTGATTATCTCTGCAATGAGAAAATTTCTAGCTTACAGGCAGAAAATAACGACCTTCGCAGAGCAGCTTCACAGGATCGTCAGAGCGCACTGCTTACAACTCAGATGGCGGCTCAGACACAGCAGATTATCAATGCGGTAAATCCGTCTGCTATCCCGGCATATGTTGTACCTAACCCAAATGCTTATGCATATGGATGCGGATGCAACACAGGATGTGGCTGCTAAAACTAAATAATTGAGTATCTTAATTGAGTTTAACTCAATCATGTCTGCTATGCAGTATTACTTATAATCAAAGGGCAGACTATAATGTTTGCCCTTATTTTTGTGAAAGAGAGGTAAAAATAATGGAAGTAACAGGAATTGCATTACAAACCGTTGCTGCTGGAGAAGATGTTGCGTTCACAGAAACAGCAGTGAACGGAACAAAATGTATCGTACACAGACAGGGAAGTGGAATTATCAAGCTAAGAGGTATCACCAATCAGTGCAAAGCTAGATTTTTGGTATCGTATTCCGGCAACATTCAGATTCCGACAGGCGGCACAGTTGGAGAGATTTCGCTTGCCATTGCAGTAGACGGAGAGCCTTTACAGTCAACAAAGATGATCGTGACCCCTGCGGCAGTTGAGAATTTCTTTAATGTATCAGCACAAGCATATGTTGATGTGCCTTGCGGTTGTTGCAGTACCGTAGCCGTGCAGAATACATCCACGCAGGCTATCGAGGTTCAGAACAGTAATTTGATTGCAGTAAGGGAGGCTTGATATTATGCATAAGTTTGCGAAACAGATTATGGATTGCGTGAAAGCCCACGTTGACGGCATTGGAATTGAGAATTTTGAGGGACAAAACCTTGATGATCTCAAAGATTGGACGGAGATTGCAAAGAATATCGTATGCTTTGACAAAGACTATAACATTGTTGAAGCGATGAAAAAGTCAGAAGATGAAGAAATCATGCGCATGGTGGAAGAATTTGGAGATTATCCGGGAAGAAGATACTACAATGAGTACCGGTACTCAAATGGCAGATTCGCACCGAAAGGGCGCGGAACACGCAGAGGATATGTAGAACCGCCATATTATCATCAGATGCCAGAAGATTACCACGAATGGGAGAGAATGCCGGAATACGACCGAATGAGAGACCTTGACAGAATGAGTATGGGAAAGATGTATTATTCAGAGCCTATGAGCGGAAATAACAGCATGAGTACCGGTACTCACGATGCAAGAGAGGGCAGAGCCGGTATGAGCCGGAGAAGCTACATGGAAACAAAGGAAATGCATAACGGAAATTCACCGGAAGATAAGGACGCAAAGATGAAAGAGCTTGAAAAGTACATGAAATCACTTTCGGAAGATGTGACCGAACTGTTTTCAGGTATGTCCCCAGAAGAGAAACAGTTGACCAAGACAAAGCTGACTACGCTTGTCACGAAAATGTAATAGAGAGGGCATTTTGCCCTCTTTGTTTGCGAGGTGGTAAATTGTTCACGATAAACAACGAAATATGGAATTTGGTCAAAGTATCGCGTTACAGCGATATGCTACAGAGAAGTGACGGAAGCAGAACGGTAGGCATGACCGACAGGGACACGAAAACGATATACCTTGCGGATGATCTACGCGGAAAATTCCTTGACCGTGTGTTGTGCCACGAATTATGTCATGCATTCTGCCTTTCATATAACGTATACATGGATATTGACACAGAGGAACTTGTAGCTGATTTTCTGGCTACATACGGAAGAGAAGTGTTTGAAGTCGCAGATAGACTATTGATTGAACTCATGGAGGTTGCGTGATGGATAAAATTTCAGAACTCTTACAGTACGTGCACCGGACGAATCCGGAAATGACCAGGGAAAAGCTGATAGAAGAGTTGAGCAAAAGCGACTATGCGGCGCGGTCTTTGATTTTTACGAAAGAAAATTTTTCCCGCGCCCCAAAAAATATTTCGTAATTTTTTTGTACCCCCCTGGGGTAGCGTTTTGGGGGTCAAGATTCCATTTTCACGGATTCTCAAAAACGTGTAACAAACGTGCAATTATCTGCGGAATTCCGCAAATAACACAAATACACTATATGTTATGCCATATATAGATAATTCATTGATGATATTTGATGGTATTGCCGATCACAGGCAAACGTCAGAAGACGCCTGCCCAGATATAGTTACAATCTAGAATAAACCGCATTTTACCACTTGTCAATATAATTTTTCCCATCGTACCGGCTGTAAGTGTGTGTTACGTTTTCCGGTCTTTGCGTGATCTGCAACCAGTCGCCGCCACGTTGGGCGGTTATTTTGATTTTTGCAGACTCCACCCATTCCACGCCCTCAAACTTTGAGTAGCCGCACATTTTGCCGGATATTTCCAGATAACCAAGGGCAGACACCCGGCGCATGATTTCCATTTTGCCGATATATTCATATTTTCCCATCTTTCCCACCTCCTTATATTGTGTTTATTTGTCAATTTGTGCATGGAAATCAGTTTCCATGTAGTCCGCGTCCCCGGAATCGAACCGGAACGGATGTGTCAAGCACGCGAAAAAGGCGGAATGGTACCGCCTTAAATTACAACAAAATCCCCTTGGAATCCTGTTGTTATAATCACTTTTCCGTCAGATCTGCGGTACACAACGCCGCAACCGTCCGCAAAAGTTGACCATACAATCCATCCGGGCGGTGTAAGTTTTTCCCCGGTCTTATAATCCCGGAATGAGTAACGCGGAATAACGCCGCTTTTTTCTTGATCTAGCGCGTTGTTAATTGCTTGCGATTCTGTTACGATCTGCACACCTTTTCCCGTGTGCAAAATATATCTTTCTTCCATTTCTTATACCTCTTTCCTTTTATTTGCTCATTTTTGATTAAAAGCCGCCGCCGGTAGTGATCCGGCGTGCATTCTCTGCGGCGGTTGGTTACTTTACATAAACTCGTACATAATTCTTGTTTTTGTTGTATGAGTAGCTTTTTACTTGCATATTGTCAAATTCATTCCCGGTTTCTGCGCCGTAATTTGCGCAGATCAATTTATTGTTTTCGCCGTATATTCTCCACGGTACACGGCAGGCGTTCCAATCACATTCCATAAATAATTCATACAGTGTTCTTTTCATTGTTTCATTCCTCCAAATTCTAAATTTTTCCGGTCATTCCGGTAAAAGCAAGCCGGGGAATCGAACCCCGGAAAAGCTCCAAGCCTTGCCTAAATTGCTTTTTCTGCGTTAATCTCTGCCGCTATGATTTGCTGCTCTAAAAAGTATCTAAGACCGCCATCGCCGAAACGCTGCATATAATATTCTGCAAGTTCTGCGGTCGTGAAACTATCGAGAGCACAGCCAACATCACTATATATACTATTATGCGTGCACTTCCTGCCTTTAATGGCTCTATCTATCGGGCTTTCTGGTTCTTTTCTTTCAACAACAAATTCGCGCGCCGCGGTTGTCTTTCTTTCGCTTATGTTTCCAGTCTCGAAAGATTTTAAAGATAATACAAACGTTTTTCCAGTTTTGCTCGGCTGCATATTCACGATCTCGCTTTTATAACCGTAATTCCAAATAAGTATATCTCCAATCCTTAAATCTTTGGCGGCTACACCGTCAAATCTTTGGCTTATGCCTTGTAATTTAATTTTTGCCATAAAATCAACCAACCTTTCATTATTCAAAAATGAACCCGTAGCCGCTATTTCGTGCTGCTCTCTGAAATTCTTCTTTTCCATACTTTTGATACATCTTTTCAAGATTTGCGGAAATGTCAAACCCTGCAAGTTTTAACTCAAACAATATTTGTATTTTGTCGTCCATGTTTTCCCTTTCTGGTCTGCCATCATCAGAGCCGGGAGACCATCCCGCGGCTGACGCTCCAGATCGGAGCGTTTCGGCTATTGCTGACTATTTAATTCAATGCATTTCCGGTCGCAATCCTCGATTGATCCGGTAAATACGATTTTGCCGTTTCCGTTGATTTTTTCGACAACACAAAATCCGAAATAGTCGTTATAAGTAATATAGTATTCTGCTATGTTCTATACCTCCTCAATATATATTCTTTCTTCTGATTCGGTTTCCTCATCTTCATAAATTCCATTGAAATCATCAAACCATCTTTCGGCTGCGTTGTGGCTGTATGTCTCGCCGCCAAGAAGAACGCGCCCGGTTTCTGTTATAAGTCTGTATTTCTTTTCCATGCTGTTTCCCTCTCTTTCTTCCTGTGCTTCATTTGATACTTGTATTATACAGAAATTAAGCACTAAAGTATATAGGCAAAACATACAAAATTAAGCACTAATATTATATCAGAAATTGTGTATTATTATTAAGCACTAATTATCTATTGACAATTAAGCACTAATTATATATAATGTAAGAAAAAATACGGAGGTGCAGAAAGATGGACGAAAACACAAAAGCAGAAAAGAACAGACAAGCGGTAAAGAAATGCATGAGTAATAAAGATAGAATAAACATTATATTACCGCTTGGAACGATAGAAAGAATCAACTCATACGGATTAAAGACAAGCGCATTTGCTAGAGAACTGATCCTTGCGGAACTCGATAAAATGGATAGAATGAAAAAATAATAAATTAAGCACTAAATATCTATTGACAATTAAGCACTAATTATATATAATGTAATCAGATCAAAGAAATAGAGCACTGAAAGGAGAAGAGAACATGATTATATGGAAGGCAACAAGTGTGAATGGACTCGTGGAATATGAGCAGGAAGCGGAAAGTTTCAAGGAGCTTTTCGATGCGCTGGACGGAAGAGGAATAATTAGCGATCCAGATTTTCCCCTTTATGATACGGCACTCTTGGAAAAATACGGGAAATCATTTGATGATGCCGGTTTTAAAGACGAGAGTGGCGAACTTGATTACGAAAAAGTAGATGATTTTCTGGATGGAAAGAAATTGTCTGACAAGGAACTGTATGGGTTAATACTTTCCAGGAACGGAGAAGCATATTATCAAAAATTTATGCGCGAAAAAGAAAATCAGATTATTGAAATTGATGAATCTGATTTTGATGAAACCGGTAAATATAAGTTTTAAAAAATGCCGGTGGATAATCCACCGGCAACAGTCACGTAAATTTGAATAGGTACTAAACCTAATCTTCCAAAACTTACGTGGCTAAGAATAACATATAATAGATCAAAAGTCAAGAAAATATTTTGACAACATTTATATACTAACAAGGAAGAGAGGAAACAAACATGAAGAGAAATGATTTCAAAAAGATTATAAAAATTAGAAGTCAATGGCAATTTACAGGAGATAATTATAAGTTGTCAAGCGGTGAGCCGATTTCCGTATATGTTAGAAAATTGGTTGAATCGCAGATGAATGTTGATAGCTTGGCAATATTGAAAAATGGGGATTTGTCTTTTGCAACCGGTGGAGAATGGAACAATACAGCGAAAAAATTTGAAAATTATACTTTAATGCCGGATTTTAAGGAAAACGAGACTTGCGAGTTTAACGAAATGGAAAAACGTATTGACGCATTGGTTTACGAGCTGGTTCAGAAGCAATAAGAACGTAATTGAATATTTTCAAACAAAGGGTAGCTTTTCCGGCTACCTTTTTCTTTTTGTCATGTCCAAAATCAACAACGCATCCGGGCATATCTTACAAAATCTCCGAAAAACCGTAAACAAGCCATAAAACTTTTCTTAAATTTTTATAAACAAGGCTATGTTCGTCAAGTCTTTGACAAGTCCAAAAATGATAGGATAGTATCAGTTTTTGGTAAAAATCGTCTGACAATCGTCTGACATAAGGCGACACAATCGTCTTACGTCGCTTTTTCAGAACTATGTTTCTCTTTCTCTCTCTTTTTCTTAATCTTTTTTGATTAATAATAATACACTGTATCTAAAGCCTATAGGTTGTAGAGTAAGTGTATATCCGCATATGCGCGCGGCGTAAGTATATAATGCCACTGTAAAAAATTAAGCCTTGACTTTAAGCCCGAAAATAGTGTATACCAAAAGCAGAGAGAAATAAAACGGATTGGAGGTGCGAAAAGTATATGCAGGATGTAAAGAGTGTAGAGAATGTAGATCTTACAACCCTTATAGTGGATCTAGGTACAGTACAGATATACACATCAACTGTACAGGATTTAATAGACAACGCTTGTATAGAATTTCACATCGACGATTTACTAAAAGCTGGACAGAGACAATGGAAAGCTGTTATGCAGTATGTTGGTATGCATTTATTTCCGGATACATCGGTATTAAAAGACAAGAGCTTAAGTCCCCTTAACAATGGGACTATACCGACTAACTGCAATAGATACGATAGAGAGGTATTATATAAACTTTGTGATTATTATATATATATATCCAATGTGTACAGCAAGTTGGTGAGTACAGTGGCATTTAGTTATTTTTGTAATATACCTACAAACACAATGGATATATGGAGTACAGAGGAACCAAGCTCGTTGGCTTTCAAGATGTGGCAAAAACTGCAGCGATCACGTAAGGATTGTATCCTCGATCGTGCGTATGACTCCAACAGCCCCGTCGGCACTATGTTTGTTGGCAATAACGAGTTTGGAATGAATCAGCCGGGAATTGGCGATAATGCCACTCAAAGAAGGGCAATTACAGCGCAGGAGTTGCCAAGACTGGACGAGAAAAAGAGCCAAGAATTGCACGCAATTGATACACAATTCACAGATGCGGTGGCAAATAATACGGTTTGAATTGTGTGTGATTATTCTACAATTCAAAAATGCAGTAATATCAAGGGTTGTAGCGTTTTAACTATTCGTCAACTATTCGGAAAAGTTAGGTTTTGCGAATAGTTGCAAGGGTATGACGTGAATTGTATTAAAACAATTTGATTTTCACACAATGACAACAGAACGAAACGGAAAATATTTTAGATTTCCATGTTTGCAAGAAAAGGATGGGGAGGGGGTCTGACAGAAAGACCACCGGGCGGCTACTAAGTCCCTCAAATTCCTACAAAAACAAAAAGTCTTATTCAGACAAAGGAGCATACATGAATCCACTGAAAATTACAGAGCCAATAGATTCTACAAACGCAGAAGAATTTCAAGAAGAGGTAAACAGAGTAATAAAATCACTGTCTGAGTCTTATCGTGAGATAGTAGACATTAAATATTCTACACACGTATTCAATGGCTGGAAGAGAGGTTATAGCGCAATAGTGCTTTACCGATAGCAATAAAAAGCCACTTACAACACACCCATTGACTTTCATCGTAAATAGGCTATAATAAATTTATAACAATTCACTTTCACGTTGCGAATCGCAACTACATTTCCAAAAAATTTTTTAAAAACAAAAAGAGTGTTTCGGACAGGAGAATGATATATGACCGGGAATGAGTATCAGGCTTTAGCAATGCGGACAAATGATCGCAAAGCGACAGAAAGAATTTCGGATAAATTCGATTTGCTTAAATTTTGCAAAAATAACAATATCGCATCTGCGTTGCAAGATTATGACCTTGGCGGTATCTTTAATGCTTGCCTTGGGTTATCCGGTGAGGTTGGAGAGTTCAACGACATGATTAAAAAGTGGATTTTCCACGAGAAACAGCTTGATATTGACCACGCAAAGAAAGAAGCTGGAGATATTTGTTGGTATCTTGCAATGCTTTGCGAATCCTTCGGCTGGAGCCTTGATGGAATCATGCAAATGAACGTAGACAAACTTAAGGCACGTTATCCGGAAGGGTTTGACATTGAAAGAGCAAACCACAGAGCGGAGGGCGATGTGTAATGGCAAGCTGCAGCAATGAGTTGATGAAAACCGAGTATTCCGAAACCTTTGATGAAAAGCGCAAAGGTTTGATTGAACAGTCGTATTACAAATACGGACCGGCAAGAATGAACTTCTCCACAGGGAATGTGGATGCAATCGAAAGTTTGAAAATGTGCCTTGCCAAGTTTGAAGAGACCGGGAATCTTGAATATCTGTGTGATGTTGCAAACTATGCCATGTTCCGGTTTATGTTTCCACAGCAGGGCGAGTATTTCGAACATACGGACTCTGATTCATCTGCCGGGATCTTCGGTATGAGCGTAAACGAAATGGAACGGTTCAAACAGGAACACAGCTTTGATGATGGGGGATATTGATATGATTTTAAATATAATTGCTACGGCGATAGATGTCATTATGATACTTAGCCTTATGATGCAACAAGTAAAGCAGACAGACAATTCAAACGCAATGGGGTATTTGCTTTCATATTCGATTTTTGCAATGAATATTATGGTCATTTGGAGATAACAATATGACAATTCATGATCCAATATTTGGTATTTACTTTCTGCCGCCAATTTTGAGCGTGGTCGAAAGAATACATATAACAAAATCAAAGGAACCGGACAGCACCGGAGATTTACTCAATCTGAACAGTGACGCCGAGCACCAGATCGACAAATCGGAGCATCCGGTATAGCTTAAGTCCGCAAGCGATAGTTTCTGGCTGAATAATTGATCTATCGGCGTTAGGCTTTGAATTATGTTTGCGGACGAATGCAACATTGGGCTATCGCCAAGCGGTAAGGCACAGGATTTTGATTCCTGTATTCCCTGGTTCGAATCCAGGTAGCCTAACTGGTTACATGCTGACGTTCCATGTAGCCACGTATGTTTTTCATATGTACTTGAACCCTTGGTTGAGTGATTCAAGCATTTGGGTTCCTCCTTTCGCCACTAGGACGATTCTGTTAAGGACGGTGCGAGACCGTCCGGTGGTATTCTATCATGCATCTATCCCACGGTGCATGAGCCATGAAATTAGGTGGTGGCGGAATAGGTAGACGCGCAGATGGAAGAGACAGGACAAAGATTAAAAACTCATGGTTGAAGTCCTATGGGTTCGATTCCCTCCAATGTGAACAGTGCACGGTTTATGTGAGGTGCAAATCCTCACCCACCTATTCGGTCAAATTATGCTGTCTGCTTGCAGGCGGTCTATGTTTTGGCTGAAATACGATGCTTGTCTATTGCTCTGCAATAATTTAATTCGGAGTAGAACCATGGAAATAGGCTTGCATGGTAACATTGAGTTGCCGGTGAAATGCTGTAAACCGGATAGTGCAAGGAATAGCACGATAAACATTATTGCTAACCGTCTGATGGCGGTTATGGGGATTTAATTCAGTGGCAGAAGACACGGCTTATATCCGGGTTGTCGCGGGTTCGATTCCTGTAATCCCCACAGGTGATGTTGCCAGTACACCCCTAGTGTGTTTATTACAGAAATGCAGGTGCTAATCAATATACCGGTTAAACTTAGCACAGGTAACTGGATTGAGCGGTTGTCATTCAAAAGATGGCGGTAACCGCTGACTAAAAGAACCTTGCACTTAGTGTAGTGTGGAGCAAGGAAAAACGGAAACTACACGACATGGCTTGTTAGCTGAGATGGATTAGCGACAGACTGAAAATCTGTATAGGGCGGCTCGATACCGCCACAAGCCATTGAGCGGTGTTAGTAGCACCGTGCCATTCTGAAACGCAAGGAATGGTTCTGGCAGGGAACTTCCATGCCCGGCGCGTGCAGATATAATCCTAATTGGCAAGGAAACTGTTTGCTAAACAGTCAGTAGCCGGAAACGGTGTTTCGGTTCGAGTCCGAATATCTGCGTTTATCCTTATCTCCACTTAGTCGGGTGCTACTGCAATAGTTCCGGTCGATGGGAGACTTATGGATGGTAGCGGCATTATTGGTAACAGAAAACCCTTCCGTGATTAGAAATTGCAGATTTGAAAGCGGTTGGCATGGTTTGATCTGACATGGTTCGATTCCATGTGCTGCTATTCGAGGTTAATATTTACGCAAAATTATGTGTGAGTATGATAAAAACATTGTGGAATATTTATATCAAACAAAAAACACGGAATCTCACGAGGATTCCGATTTTTGCTATGGCTGGGGGCAAAATATGACAAACTGCGTGAATTGCGGCGCACCAATCGAAACCGATAAAAAGGTGTGTCCTTATTGCAAAACTCCATATGAAAATGCAGGAAATTATAGTTTAGGTCTTATAGGATCAGCGGTGCAGAAATTGTCATTAGATGATTACATAAGATTGTCAATGCCAGAACCATGGACGCGCCATTGTGAAGAACCATATTTCGATGCGGACGGCATTTTGCATCGTATTGTTCCGAAAAAATTACTTTGATTGAGGTGTAATATGTGTGATTTTTGTAAAAACATAGGAATTGGAATACCGGATTGGGATTTCCTCACTCCGGATAAAAATGGGAGAATCCCGTCCGGTGACGCAATAGAAATTCGGAAAATTGTAGACAAATGTGCACTTGTTTTTACGAATAGTGCCGGAGAATACGGCGCAGGAGTGGTAAATATTGCATTTTGCCCTATCTGCGGTAGAAAGTTGGTGGAAGAATGAAACATCAAAAAGAATGGCACACTTGCGACAGGTGCGGTGCTGAAATAGAAAAGCCTAAAATATGGTACGACCGAATGTTCCCTTATCTAAGAACCGTAAATTTAAAAAGACCTATGCGTTTCAGAGAAATATTTGCAGAAATTGAACAAGGGAGAATAGAACCGGTTATAAGTAGAGACGGTATAGACAGTATTATATTGGACGAATACTATTGCACAAAGACAAAGCAAATTGACTTATGCCCTAAGTGCAGGAAAGATTTTGAGAGGTTTATGAGGAATGAGAAGAATTAGAGAAACATTACATTGTCTGCGCTTAGATAGCAGAATAAGGCACAATATAAGATATGCACAAAGACAATGGTTCTTTTCGTACTTTAAGCACTTTAGAAAAGATTTAAACATGCCATTACCCAATAGCATCAAGCAAGCAAGAGGAATATCGAAAACTATTTTAGAAAGAGGGTATATGCAAGACCTTGTACATGATTCTGTAATGCGTATTAGATATTCGAGGAGATGCAATACTCGTGTGTGCAGGGCTGCTAGGAATGATTAGTGAGGTATGAGAAATGTTTGTTAATATGGGAACCCAAACCTATGAAATGAGCCGCAAGCAGGCAAAAGCTATCCTTGGAACGGCTAAGAAACTTGCAAATTGCAACATATACGGAATTGAAAAAGGTAATGTGGTAATTATGCTGAATGAAAAGTATGAGGACGATATGAGCCTTAAAAAAGCCGTAGGGGAGTATAAAAAGAAAGGGTTCAAGGTGCATTGGAAATGAAAACACTAGTTGATTTTATCAAAAATTTGAAATCTTTTTATCAGTTTTATAAAGATTATAAATATAACGGTGCTGAATGTGAGTTTATTATCCAGAATTATCAAGAAGTTTTATGTAGCCGAACAAAAACTATGAGCAAGCCGACATATTATGCAAATTCCGTTATTGGAGAGATGGATAGGTGGTATGAAGATTCTTGGAAATCTATGTATAAATGCGAACCATTTGAGCCAGAAGAAGAAAAAATTATGATAAAATCCGATGGCAAAACCGCACAAGTGTTTATTGACGGCAAAAAAGTAAGCTGCACGGACATGGAGTTGCATTTTATCGCTCATGCAAAGCAAAGTCCAATGATTAAAGTTGATGCACGATGGCATAAAACGGATGAAAACGGAAATACAATTCTGAATGAGGATAAGACTGCGATATTAACAGAGGGTATAAAAATAAATTGTTGAGGGGGCGAGATTATAAAAATATCAGAGATGAATATTTCGGTTAGATTATACGCAATTTTACACAAACACGGAATTGAAGCCATTGAAGATATGAGTAATTACACACCCGATGACATCATTCGTTGGAAAGATATTGGAAGGAGAACATTAGAAGAATTATTAAGTACAATGAAAAGCAATAGCGTCAAATTTAAAGGAGAATAAATCATATGAAGAAGAAAATTTTAGCAGTCGCATTAGGGATGGCATTGTGCTTAGGAATGACCGGATGCGCATCGTGGGACAGATTTGTGGTAAATATGAAAAGCGATGTAAATGGAGGTATGCAGAGAACCATTACTGTATACACGGCAGATGGTAAAGAACTTGCAACATATAAAGGCAAGATTGACCTTAGCGCAAACAACGGTGGATATGTTAAGTTTGATTTTAACGGCAAGAGATATATCTACTACAATTGCTTTGTAGAAAGCATTGCGGATATAAAATAAATAACAATTCAGACCAAGAAAATAGTCTTTAAATAATTTCCAAAACACTAAGAGGTGCGTACAATATTGGTGTGCTAAGAATAGCTTTTACTACTGACTACGCATATTACCGGCTACAGATTGATTGTAGTCGCTACCAATGAAAATAAAAGTTAATAAAATATAAAAGGAGACAGAAAGAAATGAAAAAATTATTTGTAAGCGTGCCGATGAAAGGCAGAACAGAGGAAGAAATCAAAGCAAGTATTCAGAAGATGAAAAAGATTGCTGAAATATACGAGGGCGAAGAGTTAGAGCTTATCGACAGCTACATTGAGGATAACCCACCTAAAGACAGCAAAGAAGCTGTATGGTTTTTAGGAGAAAGCCTTAAGAAACTGGCACAGGCTGATGTATTCATGGGAATATGTGAGAGCTACGACTGGAACGGCTGTTGCATTGAAATGGAAACAGCAAATAAATATGGCATTAAAGCATATACGATTCCGGTAAGGTATGTAATTGATGATTATAATGCACTTATAAACAAATTGCATCCGGTTTGCAATGAAGCAATGCCAACAATCTAACGATATATTTCCCGGCTAACAAATGGAGTTAGTCGCTACCCTAAAACAGTTATAGGCAGAGGTCAAGGCACTTCTGCTTTTGCGGAGGTGCTTTTTTATTTGGCTTCAAAGCAGTTAATCAATGCAGTAAATGGATATGAAAACTACATACAGAGAAAAGGCGTTGATGAACAGGTAATAGATGCATACATACAAGCCGTAGCGGTTGCCTTAAGGACAGAACATGACGTTGATTATGGATTGAAAATATCCGCAAGGGCAAAGCAACTTATAGCAAGCTATGTCAAGCAATATACAGGTGGCAGAGTTGCAGACTTAGAAGTGTATGCCGGGGAACATGATACGACATACAAGGTGCTTCAACAATTCTACGATGTTTTGATGTATGAATCAGCCTATCTTGTGGACAGCTTTTTTTATTACATTGAAATTGATGAAAAGGATCCGTGGAAAAGATTTTATTTCCCAAGAAGAAAAGTGCTACAACCTGTAGTCGGAGCATACCAGGAGATTTATGATGGAAAATTGGATTTTCTGTCTGTATCGCAGCCGAAAAGAACCGGAAAAACAACAGGCGGTCTGAAATTGGCGCAGATGATGGGTGGGCGCGACCCGGACGGAAGTATATTCGGTGTTGGAAAAGGCGAAGGACTTGTTAAGCGATTTTATGGTGGCTTATTGCAAGGCTTTGAAACAGAAAGCACGTACAACAGATTCTTAAGTGTTTTCCCGGAAGCAACAAAGATAGGCGAAAAGGACTATAAAAGTGCTGAAAATCTATCAATCGACCTTAAGAGCAAAAATATCTTCCCAACATTTACCTGTAGACCTATTGATGGTGCAATCGTAGGATGTACAGAAGCAAATGTACTTGTCTATATTGATGACTGCGTTAAAAACCATGAGGAAGCACGAAATAGAGATAGATTGGAGTTCCTTTGCGAGAAAGTAACAGATGATGTTCTTGGTAGACGATTAGAGGGAACACCTATTATCATACAGGGAACGAAATACAGCCTGTATGACCCGATTACGGCTTTACAAAATAAAGCTGATGAATTGGAATGGCGATGGAAAGAAGTTGCGATTCCGGCACTTGACCCGATCACAGATGAAAGCAATTGGGAGATTTATCGAAAAGATAAAAAGGGATTGCGGAAGATATTCACAACCGGTTACTACCAAAAGGAAAGAAAACTTGTTTCGGAAGAAACGTGGGCGGCAGAGTTTCAGCAAGAACCATTTGAAGCAAAAGGGCGAATGTTTGCGGAGAATGAGCTTAATTATTTTGAGGAACTTCCTGTTGACCGAGAACCAGATGCAATTATGGCGGCTTGTGACAGCGCGGATAAGGGAGAAGATAGTTGCTCAATGCCGATTGGCTATGTGTACGGCAACGAGGTTTATATCGTAGACGTAGTGTTTGATAATGCCGGAACACAGTTTACCAAGCCGGAATGTGCAAATATGCTTATTAAACACAACGTAAAGACGGTTACATTCGAGAGTAACAGTGCCGGAGAATATTTTGGTCGTGATGTAATGGACATTGTAAAAAATCAAGGCGGAAGATGTAGCGCACGGTTCAAGTTTAATTGTTCAAACAAAATAACTCGAATGGAAAACGCAAGAGATAATATCATTCGTGATTATTATTTCCGCGATTTCAAGAAAATGGACAGGCAAAGCCAATATTACAAGTTTATGAAAGAACTTACGACCATGACAAGAAGTGGAAAAGTAAAGCATGATGATGCACCGGATTCAGTTGCTTTGTTTGAAAACGAGATGCGAAGCGGAACACAAGCAAAGGTAGAAGCGGCAGTAAACCCATTTAGGAGGTATTAGGACATGACAACAGACAAATATCTTTCACAGATAAGCAGAATCGACCATGCGATTGCGAATAAGCTAGAAGAAATCAAAAGGCTATCCGATATGGCAACTTCTATATCCATATCTCCGAAAGAGGTGGATGTGCAATCATCTGGCAATCCCGACAAAATGGGGAGCGCAGTATCGAAGATTGTTGATTTGCAGAATGAAATCCAGACGCTTGTAGATGAATTGGTTGATAAAAGACGGATTATCATATCGCAAATTGACAGCATGGATAATACAGATGTATATATCGTGCTTTCATCGCACTATGTCAATGGAAAAGATTGGAACTTGATTTCCGTTGAGATGAAATATTCCTACAGGAACATTATGAAACTTAGGAAAAGAGCATTGCAGGAGTTTGAAAGACGTTATGGACAGCTTTATTCTGAAAAGAGTGCATAAAAGTGCACAATAGTTCACACTCTTTCACAACATTTCCTAAAACTTGCATGATATACTAAAAGAGTAGAAAAACAAATTCCTACAACCCCCAAAAGCATATAACACGTAAAAGGCACTGTCAGAAATGGCGGTGCCTTTTTATTTACAAGAAAGAGGTTGCTATGAAAAAAGTAACTATATATTGCCCGGATTGCGGAAGAATTGCCGGACATTATGATGGGAGATCTACGATAGACCATCCGTGTAAATGTAAAAAATGCAATCATATTGTGATTTATCGCGTGGCAACAGGCAAGATTGAAACGAAGCCAATACCGAAACGCGCTTGCAGTAGTGGAGTTTTATTTATATGAATACACAGTATTTTCATGACCTTGTAAAAGGCAGATATGGAAGAAAAATTGCATATTCTAACGTAGAACAGATTACGGCAGACAATATCGTAAATGTTGTCGGAAACTGCATTGGTGCATTTTATTTCAACAAGACGATCATTCGTTATCTGTGGAACTACTACAAAGGCGATCAGCCGGTATTGTACCGGACAAAGATACAGAATGCCGACATTACGAACAAGATCTCCGAAAACCACGCATACGAGATTGTTCAGTTCAAGGTAGGTCAGACCTACGGTGAGCCAATTCAGCTTATTAGCAGGAAAGATGATGATCGGATAAACAATGCAGTTGATGAATTTAACGATTATCTAACCGATGCTAATAAGCAGGAAAAGGATATTAAGGCAGGAGAGTGGCAATCAGCAACCGGAACATCATTTAAGGCGGTGCAGATTACAAAAAATGGAGATATACCATTTAGAATTGTTGCACCGACACCAATGAATACGTTTGTTATCTATAGTCGTTCCACAGAAGAACCACTTTTAGCAATCCAAGAGCTTAAGGATGCCGATGGACAGATGTATAAACTCTGCTACACGGACTCTTATGAATGCAAGATTGTGAACGGAAAGGTTCAAAATTGGCAACTACATGGCTTTGGCGGAATCCCGATTGTCGAGTTTCCGAACAACCATGAGCGCATTTCTGATATTGAGCTTGTGATCGGGCTATTGGATGCAATCAATACGATGCAGTCAAACCGAATGGATGGTGTTGAGCAGTTTGTTCAGTTTTGGATAAAGTTTGTAAATTGCGACATTGACCCGGAAACCTTTGAAAAAATGAAGATTTCCCATGCGCTGACGGTAAAATCCAACAATGAACAGAATAAATCAGATGTTGACATTATGACGCAAGAGCTGAATCAGACAGAGTGCCAAGTCGCAAAGGATGATTTATGGGATAATGCACAGTCCATTCTTGCCATACCAAATAAGAACAACAATAATTCCGGTGGAGATACACAGGGAGCGGTTGAACTTAGAAACGGATGGGACTTCTCGAAGTCGAGAGCAAAACTAAAAGACCCGATTGTAAAGTCGGCTGAAAAAAGACTTGCGAAAGTTGTTTTGAATGTGATTCGTATACAGGATCACGATTTGGGATTGAGTTTGCGCGACTTTGATGTGCAGATCAATCACAGTCCACAAGACAATATGTACACCAAGTCGCAGACACTATATCAGTTGTTGCAAGCCGGCATTCATCCTCTTGTCGCAATCAAGTCGGTTGGGTTATGGGGAGATGCGGAAAAGACATTCCTGTTGTCAAAACCATACTTGGATAATCTGTGGAAAACCATTGATGATGTAGAAGCGCAGGAACAGAAAGCGCAAGAATTGATAAATAAAATGAATACAGATAAAGAAAATGAAGCAGTTACCAATTAGGTAGCTGCTTTTATTTTATAAATTCGCAAAGCTGTGAGCGGATAAATCAGCAATGTCAATCGGTGCCGTTACACCGTTAAAAAACGTATGACATATCGGAGGTAATCAATGAAAAGAGAAGATTTAATTGCTATGGGAATCAGCGAAGAAAACGTTGAAAAGATCATGGCAGACTACGGAAGTTCGATTCAGAAAGCAAATTCTAAGGTAAATGACCTTAAGGAAAAGGCAGATAAGGCTGACGAATTGCAGAAAAAACTTGACGAACTCGAGCAAGGCAGTCTTACGGAAGTTGAGCAGGCTAACAAGAACCTTGAAAAAGCAAATGCTAGGATCGCGGAACTTGAAAAAGCGCAGGCAATTTCTAAGCAGCGCGCTGATGCAGCCACGAAGTTCAATGTAACTGCGGAACAGGCATCGCAGATTGTCAAGGATGATGGAAGTTTTGACTATGACGTTCTCGGAAAGATTATCTCTGAAAAAGAGACCGCCGCAGCGCAAGCCAAGGAACAGGAGATTGCAAAAGGAAGTACCAATCCGGGCGGTGGCACGGCTGGCGGTAATAAAGACAACGAAAAGACAGCGGATGTCGAGAATGCTGAAAAGATTACTTTTGGAAGCAATTCAGCTACCGCAGAAGAAAAAAATCATTATGTAATTTAGGAGGTAAAAATCATGGGTAAACCTATTGAAAGAGATTTTACTCAAAGACTTGGTATTTTAAAGCATTTCCCTTATCTGGGAGCCGCTTGTATCGTTCCGCAGACGATGGCAACTGCCGCTGATGAAAACGGAAGAAAGATCGTAAAAGGTGGAACACCATTTCCATCCAACGATGAAAACTGTGTCGGATATCTGCTTAACGATGTTGACGTAACGATGGGGGATGCACCGGGAACTTACGTTTACGAGGGCGATATCGATAATGCGAAACTTACAAAGAACGGAGTAACTGTTGAGGAAACGGCAAAAGCCAAAACCCCAAGAGTTACTTTTTTTGATTAAAGAAAGAGGTGTAAATTATGGCATTACCATTAGCAGAAGCATTTACCGCAAGAAGTCTCGGTGTAATGTGGAATAACTATGAAAAAACTTTAGGTTCTCAACCTTATCTTGGTAGACAGAAGTTTGGTACAAGAAAGCAAGAGAGCCTTGACCTTAGATTTATTAAGGGAAAGAGCGGACTTCCGGTTTCTCTGAAAGCATCTAACTTTGATGCACAGGCAGAGTTAAGAGATACTGAAGGTTTCTCTGATGTCCAAAACGAGATGCCTTTCTATCGTGAGTCCTACATGGTAACAGAGAGAGAGGAACAGGAATACGATAATTACAGAAACGCAGAGAATGCTTCTCTTGCAAATGATGTACTCCGCGAGATTAGCAAAAAGCCTATGATGCTGATCGAGGGCGCGAGAGTCGTACCAGAGAGACAGATTTGGAGCTTGCTTGCGCCGGCTGACGGTGTACCAAAGATTGATGTAAATATCGGAAAGAAGAAGTATACAGTCGAGTACACATCAGATGCTGGCGTAGCACACAAGAAAGATCACTTTGTTGAGATTTCCGGTGAAGCTGATAAGTGGAACGTTCCAGCAACGGCAACACCGCTTGATGATCTCATTGAGACAAGACGTAACTTTGCTAAGAAAACCGGATATTCTCTGACAAGATTCAGTATGAACACAGAGACATGGGAAATGGTATTAAAGGCAGAGGATACAAAGAAGCAGGTTCTCGGTATTACTGCATACACAGGCGGTATTCGTTTACAGCAGTCACAGGTAACTGAATATCTGCGCGGCTACGGAATCGAGATTGAGGTATACGATAAGTTATACGTTGATCCGGCTGACGGTCAGACAAAATACTTTATTCCAACCGGAATTGTATCTTGTCAGTGCGCAGGAGTTTATCTTGGTGACTATGTATTCGGAAAGACACCGGAAGAAAGAAGCGGAAGTTTAACAGATGGAAACCTTTCTATCGTAGAAACCGGAATTGCGGTTTACACATATGCTACAAACCATCCAATCAATACTCACTGCGTAGTATCCATGATCGGACTTCCAACATTTGAGGGAATGGACAGCGTTGTTGTAATGAAAGTTATGTAGGAGGTGATCCAGCGTGGTAGCAACACACACAATTAAATGTGGTGGAAAATGGTACAAGGCAGGAGAAAAAATGCCGGAGAGTAATTCTCCGGCATCTTCCGTTGGGTATACAAAGACCGAAATCAACAGAATGAGTACCGCAGACTTGCAAAAACTTGCCGCAGAGCAGGGAATTGAAAATGCACAAGCAACAAGTGGCGCGGAACTGAAAGAAATTCTGATTGCAAAATTTAATCTGTAGGAGATCGCTTATGTCATACACGCTTGTCGAACAGGTAAAGATTCGTTTAAAACAATTTCATATAGAAGAGGTAGAGGACGAAGCGACCGGGGAAAAGTCCGATAAAGTTGTGTTTGATGAAAAAGAATGTAACCCTTTGATTGAACAGCTTTTAGAGCAGGCAAGAAAAGAGATTATCAGCAGACGGAACTACCCGGACACATACACGCAAGACCAGATTGACAGTGATGTTAAGAACTATGAAAACATTATGGTCAATTTGGCAGTGTACGACCGGTCGCAGGCAGGAGAAGCGTACATGGCAAGTTTCTCCGAAAACGGTGTGAGCCGAACATGGAAAGACCGTGAAAGCCTTTTTGTTGGTGTGTATCCGTTTGTAAAAGCAATGTAATTAAAGAAGATTGAGCGTGACCATATTTCCGATGCCGGTAAAATGGTTGCAGGCGGCGCACATTAAGCGGTGGTGGGCAGTGCGTCAAAAGGAGATTCAAATGAAAAGTATTTTGATTCAAACTTATCTTGTGGCACTTCCGATAGTGCTTGGATATATAGTTTGGCTTCTTAAACAGCAAAAGAAAAGTAGGGATGCGAACAGTAAAGGAACAATGCTTCTTTTGCGCGTCCAGCTCATTGAATACCATGCAAAGTACACCAGAATCGGAGAAATACCGTCATATGCCTATCAGAACTTCTGTGAGATGTATGATGCGTACCATGCGTTAGGTGGAAATGGAATGGTTACAAAAATGAAACATGAGATTGAAGAGATTCATATAGGGAAAGGAGATAAAAGCAATGAGGAATTGGAAGGATTGGACTAAGAAAGCCGGAATCAGAGCAATCAAGACTGTTGCACAGGCGGCGGTTGCTGGAATTGGAACGGCGGCATTTATGGGTGCGGTGGATTGGAAATATGTTCTTTCTGCATCAGTACTTGCCGGGGTGTTATCGCTTCTGACAAGTGTTGCCGGAATCCCAGAGGAAAACACCAATGCTTGACATTAACAAGCAGGAAATGAAATATTCACAATCCGGTCAGAGGGTATTTATCCCACAAACTGACGAAAATGGAGATATTGTCTATGAAGGGTACAAGGATTCCGATGGAAACTTTGTACCTTATTTAGATTCCGAAGGCAACAAGATTCCAAAAGGCGAGGAAGTTGAAGGGTTTTCAGAACCTACGACATTCCAAGCCAATATCAGCAATAAGTTGTCGGAAGCCCTTGTGAAAGAATTTGGAATTGATGATAGTACATCATACTGTCAGCTTGTCACGGATAAAGGATATTTGCCATTGAAAGCCGGTGATGTGGTGTGGAAACGTTCGGAAGTAAAACGCACTGATGATGGACTTGTGGATTCAGAAACCGCAGATTATATCGTAAAAGGCGTTGCTGATGAAGGACTGACCACGGATTTGTTTCTTCTTCGGAAGAATATTAAGTAGGTAATCACATGGCAAAGAAAACTATTTCAATGACACTATCCACTAAATCCATACAAGCCGCCATAAAGGAATTAGAAAAGTACCGCGATAGTTTACAGGCTAAATGCGATTTACTTGTTTCTAGGCTTGCACAGATAGGTCAGACGGTGGCAATACAACACATATCGGAATCACCATTAGGAAACACGATAACGGTAAGGGTAGATAAAGCACCGCAGTTAATGACCTCGAACGCGATTCTCATTGCGACCGGAAAAACGGTAACGTCAGAAGATAGAGAACCGTTCTATACTTTGCTTGCGGTAGAGTTTGGAGCCGGTATTTTTTATAACTCCAAAGAGAACCCGAAAGCACCGGAACTTGGATTCGGTGTCGGCACATATCCGGGACAAATACACGCTTTTGAAGATGGTTGGTACTATTGGGATGATAAGACCGAAACATGGCGTTATACCCACGGTATCAAAGCCACAATGCCTATGTATAATGCGGAACAACAGATTATTCAACAGTATGTAAAGATTGCAAGGGAGGTATTCGGTGGAAAATGAGTTAAATAGTTGGGCACTTGATTTTGAAGATACCGTTTACCGATTGCTGAAAGTTTACATGGAAAGCAAAGAAATCGGAATCAAGGTAACGCAGGACGAGGAATCGAACGGAACACCTGTTTTTCCAACACTTCTTATACAACAGATTGGATTTACAGAAGCCGGGAGAGATACAGAGTCTTATTTTATTAACGCAATTCGCCCAACATTTCAAATTACAATAACAAATAAAGGGAAAAGAGAAAAGATTAAGGACATTGCAGAGTATGCAGTGTCCTTTTTTAAATCAAAAAATTTTGATGTGTCAAATGCTGTGTTCACGATTTCCAAACAAGTGCGCACGGCAACTTTTCGCGCATCGCGAATTATTGGAGCGTATGAAAATTTAGCATAGCCTTAAGGCAGAAAGGAAGCAGAAAATCATGGCATCAACAAGTTATAAGTCGCGTGTGATTATTAAAGAGCACACAGCGGAACAAGCCGACTTTGCAGGGACTTACAACCTTTTACTTGCTGCAAAGTCTATTCCATCTCCGGCATCTCCACCAAACACGGTTGAGTCAACCACGATGGAAGATCCACAGCAGACATTTGAGAAAGGTATTAAGACAGCAGATTCCCGGGAAATCACCGGAAACCTTGCAAAAGAATATCTGGAAAACATTGAAAAGCTGGGAGATAAAAAGGTTGACATTATCCACCTGTACGGTACTGATGGAATCGGCGGTGTAGCAAAATACGCATACACCGGAACTGTTACCGCAACACCGAATGATGTAGGCGGTGTAGATGAAATCCTTGAAATGACCGCAACTGTTATCCCAAGCACAGCATCGGAACTCGTTACCGATAAGCTGAAAGTCGTTGATAACAACGATGGAACATTCACCGTAACAGTGGTGGGGTAAAAAGCCTATCGGACGAGCAATCGACCGCACCGGTAGGCGAGGATGAACGGTCGATAGCAGAACTTGAAGCAATGAGATAAGCAACAATGGGGCGGTGGCAACACTGCCCCTTGCCAATATAGGGCAGAAAGGCAAGGTAAAGCATGAAAGTTAAATTAGGTGGAAAAGAATATACAATTCAGTTTGCAACAAGACCATCGTTAAAATCACATATCTTACAGGATATTATGAAGACGCAGGACATGGAAGATATTTCTTCTATGGAAGATATTCTTCTTGAAACACTTCCTAAGACACTTCTTGTAGGATTGCAGATGCATCACAATGACGAATTTGGATATGATTACAAAACAAACGAAGGCTACGATGAGCAGCTTGAGAAGGTGTCTGACATTCTCTATGAAGCGATTGACACAAACGAGATTAACTGCATGGATTTATTCGCTGATATGCAGGAGGAAATGATGACAAACGGTTTTTTAGCACAGATGATGGAGTCGTTGGAGAGAGCACAGGCACAGGAGAAGAAAAAGACCCCATCCAAAGCGAAAGTCAAGAATTAACATGGGAATATTACGTTGCGGAAATCCGTCCGTTTTACCTTATGGTAACGAAAGGCTACGGATTTTCCGTTGATGATATAGATATGATGAATCCAGAGTTACTTAAGCCTTATGTGGATGCATATAAGACAGAATGGAAGCAACTCGATATGGAAATGTATATGTGGTTCGGCAGATATGCAACGTCAGCATTTGTGACCGCAATAGACGCGACATTCGGCAAGGGTAATAGTAAGTACGTGAAAGAAACTTGCTATGATTCTATTGAAAAGCATAATACGGACGATCCCGATGCAGAGATGCGAGAAATGCTTAAGGCAGAAGAAGCATGGGCGGCTGAATCAAGGAAATCACATTTACCAAAGCCAAAGATAGTTTAAGAAAAGAGGTATTGCTATGGCAGTAATTATCGGAAGTGCTAGGCACGATGAACACGGAAACTGCTATTCCGGTGGAAAAGCCGGAGACCAGACCGGACAGGAAGTGTCTACGCAGAAGTTTTACAACCATTCTAAGGGATGGTACGTGCTAAGGGCGAAGGACGATAGGGTTGCGGAGAAGTTAGCCGAAGCTATGCAGATTGCATCTGACAACAAAAATATCGGCTATGACCAATCAGAACGCTACGGAGTCATTAAGCATGGCATTAACACAAAGGTCAAGACAGAATGCGATTGTTCTTCTCTTGTGCGTGCCTGTATTATCTATGCATCCGGCAAGGATGTTGGAGATTTCAATACATCCAATGAACGGTCGGTAATTCTGAAATCCGGTTTGTTTAATGATATGGGTTCTTATCATGCCGGTTTTATTCTTCGCAACGGAGATATTCTTGTGACACGCATAAAAGGGCACACAGTTATTGTTGTAAAAGGCGCAAAGAAATGCAAAACCAAGTATTATCCGAAGTATACCGGAAATTCCGGTTCAATCGTTGAAGCATTAAAAGCGGTTGGGGAAGATGATGTGTCGAAAGAACATCGTGCGGAAATCGCAAAAAAGAACGGATTTTCCAATTTCAAGTTTACATCAGAGGAAAATTCAAAGATGCTTTCTCTTCTGAAAAAGGGAAAACTGAAAAAGTAATTCAAGGGCGGTAAGGGTCAAATCTTACCGTCTTTTTCTTATGTAGAAAGTTGGTGGATAAATGGAATTAGAGTCTCTTGAAATAAAAATCCAAGCACAGGCACAACAGGCAAGCGGTCAGATAGACGCGCTTGTGACAAGACTTGGGCGATTATCTTCCGCGCTTTCTGGACTTAGTACCGGAAATCTGAATAGTCTTTCCACAGGGGTAAACCGACTTGCAGGGGCAATGACGGCAATGCGTGGAATTGATACACGGACTTTTTCTGCAGTTGCAAGAAATGTAAGCAAATTAGGCTCTATCAACAGCAAACAGATTAATGCTGCGGCTGGTTCTATGCGTCAGATTTCCAATGCATTAAAAGGGATTTCTGGAATGTCGGCATCCGTTAAGGGTCTGACCGACCTTGCGTCTGCAATCAAACAGCTTGGCTACCAGAGTTCCACCAAGGCGATTGAAAATATTCCGAAACTTGCCACGGCAATGCGACAGCTTATGTCCGAATTGTCGAAAGCCCCTAGCGTAAGCCGGAATATTATTGACATGACAAATGCATTGGCAAAATTATCACGTACCGGTGGAGCGGCAGGAACAGCGGCAAAAAGCATCACAAGCTCATTTAGCGGATTTAGTTCCGGTGCTTCTGCGGTTACTAAGAAGTCGTTTTCCCTTGCGTCTGCAATCGGAAAAGTGTATGCAACGTACTGGGCTTTATTCCGTGGATTTAGGCTACTTGGAGATGCCATTGACATATCATCCTCACTGACAGAGGTTGAGAACGTTGTAAGGCAGACATTCGGGCAGTACGAAAGCCTAATTAACAATTTCGCAAAAACATCAATTGAAAAATTTGGTATGTCCGAATTGTCTGCAAAGCAGTTCGCAAGCCGTTTCCAAGCTATGGGAACTGCCCTTGATATTCCACAGGGTAAAATGGCAAAAATGTCCATCCGGTTGACCGAATTAGCCGGAGATATGGCTTCATTCTACGATGTGAGTCAAGAAGATATTGCCAAGAGTCTGCAATCTGTATTTTCCGGTACTACGGCACCTATGCGGCGTTATGGTATCGACTTGACGCAGGCAACGTTGAAAGAGTGGGCGTTAAAGCAAGGACTTGATGCAAACATTTCCTCAATGACGCAGGCTGAAAAAGCCATGTTACGTTATCAGTATGTGCTTGCGCATACGACCAATATCACCGGAGATTTCGCACGTACAGCCGATACATGGCATAACCAGATAACCATGCTTAGAGAGAACTTCAAAGCACTTGGAGCGGTTGTTGGTAGTGGTTTAATCAATGCATTTAAGCCATTTATCAAGGTACTTAACGCAGTTTTGCAGAAGGTGATTTCCTTCGCAGAAATGGTCACAAATGCTTTAGGTTCAATCTTTGGATGGAAATATGAAGCAAGTAAAGGGGCAGGAATCAGCGGTCTTGCTGATGATATTGGGAGCGCATCTGACGGCATGGACGATTTAAGTAATGCCGCAGGAAACGCAGGGAAAAACACGGGCGGTATCGCAAAAAATGCCAAGAAAGCAAAAAAGGAAATTCAACAGGCAACTCGTGCATTTGATGAATTAAAGGTTATTTCAAAACAAAGTAAAGACAAGGGTTCTGGTTCTGGGAATAAAGGTTCTGGTTCTGGTTCAGGTGCTGGTGGTTCCGGTGGTGGAGATATCGGAAAACTAGTTAAGACAGACACCATTTACAAGGATTTCGTAAGCAACATCAAAGACCTTGAAGGACTTGGAAAAGCAATTTCCGGTGCTCTTATCAATGCAATGCGAGGCATCAAGTGGGATGAAATATACGCCAAAGCGTCCGGCTTTGGTAGTGGACTTGCAAAATTCCTTAATGGACTATTTGAGGGTCAGAAAGGAACAACGCTTTTCGGAGAAACCGGAAGGCTGATAGCTAATTCATTAAACACAGTGCTTCACGGATTAGATTCATTCGGCACAACTTTTGATTGGGAACAATTTGGAAATTCAATCGCAGACGGAATCAACAAGTTTTTCCAAAACTTCGACTTTGCATTATTGGCTCAAACACTTAATGCATGGGCACAAGGAGCATTTGATGCGGTCACTACGGCATTAAGTAAAATTTCTTGGAAGGATGTATGGAAAGGTGTCAAGGAGTTTTTAAGCAACTTAGATGTAAAGACAGTCGCAATTATCATCGGTGCACTGACAATCAAAAAAATTCTTGGATTACATCTTGCAAAAACCGCACTTGGAATCATAGGAACTTCCATTTCAAAAGCAATTGCCGGTTCTATTGCGGCGAAACTCGGAGTAGAAATCGGAGCAAACGCAACAATAGGAGAAGTGCTTTCCACAGGATTGTCAAAAAAAATAAGCGGTCTTGGTACAATTGCCGGAAAAATTGGGAAACTGGCGTTGACTGTAGGAGCAATTGTTATTACGGCAGAGGCGGGATTATCACTCGGAAAAGCAATTGGAAATAAAATAGCCGATGCTACGCAACCGGAAGAAATGAAAAAGTACCGCGTGGACTTTAAGTTTAGTGACCTATTTACCTATTCATTGGATGATTGGAAACAGGGATTTTCCGATTGGTGGAATGATACATGGGGACCAGGGCTTGCCGCTTGGTGGGAAGATCGAAAGGCAGGAAATACAAAACTTAAAATTCCTTTTACAGATTTTGAGCTTCCATCGGACAACGAAGTGAAAAAAGCTGTTTCTGATTGGTGGGATAAACAAAAGAAAAAGATAGAAAAACGCACAGAAAACGTGATTAAATTCGCCGCAGACGTAAAAGATACATCTTCCAAATGGTGGTCTAATGTTAAAAAATGGTGGGGGGAGAAAGTCGGTAAGGTAAAAGAATTTACTACAGATGTTAAGGACTCTGCTAAAGAATGGTGGAGTAACACTAAGAAATATTGGGGTCAAAAAGTTGGACAAGTTAAGAAATTTACAACCGCAGTCCAGAATGATGCATCTAAGTGGTGGAGTAACACTAAGAAATATTGGTCAGAGAAAGTCGGTAAGGTAAAAGAATTTACTACAGGCGTTAAAAATAAAGCCGGTGAATGGTGGTCTAATGTTAAAAAATGGTGGGAAAACACTACGGCAGGAAAAGAGGTAAAGAGATTTACTGTAAACGTCAAGAAAGCCGGTGGAACATGGTGGAAAGATGTAAGCAACGAGTGGAAAGAAAAGGTTGTCAACGCAGGAAGAACATTGAAAATCGGCATTTCATTTGCCACAAATGCACTAAAAAACCTCTGGTCTAGTGTATCGACATTCTTTAGCGGAAAAACCGTAAATGTAAAAACGAAAGGTTCTACAACAAAGAAAGCTGATGGCGGTGTATTCTCTGGTGGAAGTTGGAAACCGATTAAGAAATACGCAGTCGGTGGATTGCCAAACATGGGACAGATGTTCGTTGCAAGAGAAGCGGGTCCGGAACTTGTCGGTACGCTTGGCGGTCATACGGCAGTAATGAATAACGACCAGATTGTAGCATCTGTTTCAGACGGCGTATACCGAGCGGTAAAAGCGGCTATGGGAAACGGACAGCCTGTGAACGTAACGTTTAAGGTAGAGGCTGATTCAAAAGGAATATTTAAGGTTACGCAAGAAGAAGCGCGCCAATTCTTTAATAGAACCGGCACTGCACCTTATCCGGTATAAATATAATGACTTTTGCCCTTGTGTGTGGTATAATTCAGAAAACTACATACAATGGTACAAAGTACCGGAAAGGGGTTATTATGAAAAACTTTAAAAGATTTTTTACATTAGTTATTGCGGCAATCCTTATTGTTTCTGCTATCCCTATAATAAATTCGGATGCTAAAACGGATTACTTATCGTCTTTCAAGGTTTCAAAGAAAACAATTTACAAAGGAAACGGAGTGGTCATATCTGTTGACAAGGCAACAAAAGGTAGCAGGTATGTAGATATCACATTCGTTGTAAAGAATAATTCTGACAAGGACTACGATATCGCCGCGCATGAATACGCCATCAACAATCTTATGGCAGGCGGAAGCACTTATATGTCAGATGTTAATGTCCCAAGCGGGAAAAAGGCAAGGTTTACAGTATCCATCAATAAAGAGTGGTTCAAAAATAATGGAATAAAAACATTTAAGAAATTTGATGTTTTGTTTTGGGGATACGGGGAAAGCATGAAAGAATGGGAATCCCCAAAGGTTTCTTTTTCTACGAACAAGGACAATGGGAAAGGATATTTCAAGCCGAAAAAAGCGGCGAAAGTATCTGACGAAAACATAGACATTGGATATATCTCAAAAAAATCAGATAAGTATAAGTTTTATGTTAAAAACAAGACTGAAAGAGAGAGAAGATGGACTGTTGAGAATTGTTCAGTAAATGGATGGTCGTTTGATCTTGGTTCTGCAAAATATGATTTATATAGCGAGCCTATATTAAATGGATGTTATGCAGTATTTGAAATTCCGGTGGACAAGGATTTCAAGAGCGAAAACTCCATCAAAAAAATAAAAGAAATTGAATTTGATATTGAATTTGAGGGTGGATTCGATGATGATTACAATAATATCGAAGAAATAAAATCCGATAAGATAAAGATTAAACTTTAAAAATACTTAAGCCGTGGAAACACGGCTTATTTCAATGCATAAAAATATAGAAGTCTACTTGACTTCTATATGTACTTGTGATATTATAATCACAGAAGTCAAATAGACTTCTAATAATTACAAGGAGGTGTGCATGGGAATTAAAACCTTTACGCTTAGGCTTACTGATGAACAACATCAGTACCTAGAAAAAAGATCCAATGAATTAGGCATTACAAAAAATGATTACATTCGGAATCTTATAATGAATGACAGTTTTGTTGACAAGCAGGAAAAGATGATGGATGAAATATCAGAAATCAAAGAAATGCTGAAAAACTTGGAGAAGTAACAAAAAGAGTAGCCGCACGGACTCCAGATCTTTGCGACTACTCAAAAACAAAAGACAACCCGTTTATGGATTGATATAACCATGATATCATTCTTTGTTCGGGTTGGCAACAGAAAACATGGAATAACTAAAAATAACCATTATGTAGCGATAAAATTATTTTGAAGCATGTTTTCTGTTGCGCACACGGAGTATTAACTTTTACAGAAAGGAGATATTTTGTGAACGAATTAATTCATATTGGAAACAAAGAAATTCGGGTAAAGGAATTTAGAGGTCAGAGAGTGGTCACATTTAAGGACATTGACATGGTTCACGAAAGATCGGACGGAACAGCAAGAAAAAGATTTAACGACAATAAGAAACGCTTTATTTTAGGAGAAGATTACTTCGTCCGAAATTCGGATGAAGCCAAGGGGGAATTTGGTGTAACCGCTCCGAACGGAATGTACCTTATCACCGAACAGGGCTATCTGATGTTGGTCAAGTCATTCACGGATGATCTGGCATGGGACGTTCAACGACAGTTAGTGAACCATTATTTCAAACGACAGTCAGAACAAACAGTAATGTATCAGTATCCGGTGTCTCCTTCAGCTATGGAAAGTGCGACAAATGCCGGAAGATTGCTTGAAAGAATAATGAGACGCGAAAGTGCAGCACCACATGAAATTGCTTACGTTGTAAAAAGTTTGTTTAACCAAGCGGGTATACAAATACCGGATTGCGCAGTTAAGGTTCCAGCGTATGAGCAAATTGAATTTCAGTTAAATTCTTTATTGTAATAATTTATCCGAAAAGTTTTCTTGAAAAGGAGAAAATTTTATGAACACACAAAAGATGGTTATGATACCAACATGGCAGTACGACAAAATGGTTGAGTCTTACGAAAAGGCTTTAGAAGAATTACGGGAAATTAAAGAAAAGATGAAAGAACTTGAAGCGAAAAAAGCTGATTGACACAAAATCAAAAATAGTCTATCCTTATTACTAAGGAAACAACCTTATCCGTGAAGATGCGGATTACTTACTCGAACGCCATACTGTACGAAAGAGGAAACCAATGTGATTTCACAACCGGTTTCCTCTTTTTTATTCAGATAAAAATGTATGGAGGTAGACACGAATGAAAAAATCACAACTTATGCTTAAGATTCAAAACAGCATTGAGGTATTTGAGAATCCAATATTCGGACAGATCAGAATGGTCATGGTCGATGATGAACCATGGTTTGTTGGAAAGGATATATGCGAAGTATTTGGAGATACGAATTACAGAAGAAGCCTTTCAAATATTGATGATTCTGATAAGGGTGTGTCACAAATTGATACTCCCGGTGGAAAACAAAGAATGACGGTTGTTAATGAAAGCGGTTTGTATTCCTTGCTCTTTCAGATGCAACCACAGAAAGCAAAGGGTGTGTCACAAAACGACTCCCTTATAAACGAAAGAAAAGAAAAACTTCATAAGTTCAAACGTTGGGTAACATCCGAGGTTCTTCCTACAATCCGTAAAACAGGTGGGTATGTCAATAATGATGAATTATTTATTTCTACTTACCTACCATATGCAGATGAAAACACTAAACTGATATTTTCACAGACATTAAAAACTGTTAGGGAGCAGAACGAAACCATTAAAAGGCAGCAGAAAGAAATCATCCATAAGGAAGATGTTATTATCGGACTCGTTGATGATATTGACTTGGCAACCAAGAGACAGCGGATAACACAGATTGTCCGTTTTGGTGCCGATGGAAAGTATCAAGAACGCTATTCGTTGCTTTATGGAGAATTTGAAAGGAAATATCACTGCAACCTTAAATCAAGGATGGAAGGGTGCGCACTCAAACCGAAAGTAAGAAACAAGATGGATTATATCGACAGGGAAATGGGAATGATTCCGCAGTTGTACGAAATCGCTTGCAAACTTTTTGAAAACGATGTAGAAAAACTGAAATCTGAATGGGAATCAGTAGTAGCTTAAAATTTAATCAAATGGATAGCATCTACCAAACGGTAGGTGCTATTTTTATACCCATTTTTAGGAGGTAAACGATGGGATATGGCGGATATTTAGTAAAGTTTGGGGATTATACCATACCAAACAGTTTAATAAAGCAGGACACGTTTAGTTCCTATGTAAATATGCAGGACTTAGACCCTTGGACTGACGAAAACGGATATGAGCATCGTGATGCCGTGGATCTGAAAGCCTTAAAAGTTGAGTTTGAAACCAAAGCTATGCTGACTGAAAAGCAGTTTGATGATTTTTGGAAGAATATCGAAAAGAACTATACCAAGGCAAAAGAGCGTGGCGGTTATATCACGGCATACGTGCCGGAGAAACGCGGATATGTGACGCAGTACGGATATATCGCTGACATTCAGCCTACGTTCTATTCTGTGGCGAATGGGAAGATTAAGTATGACCCAATAAAATTTTCGTTTGTAGGTGGTGTATATGATAAATAGCAATTTAAAAGAAAAGTATTGGGATTCCGGCACAGACAAGCAGATGGTTATATCTGTTGTTGGAACAAATCAGAAAATAGACAATTCGATGCTCGAAGTCGGTACGTTTTCGCTTGAAGAAAGTCTTTGCTCGGAATCAGAGTTAAAGTTTGGTGCGTGTGAAGCAAACTGTGTAAAATTCACAGCACGAAACACCGCAGGAAGCATTAACGGTAGAACTATTTCCATTTCGGAAACAGTTGACGGAGATAGCGAAAATCCGATGCTATACGGAGTTTTTAAGGTTGCATCCGATGTTCCTACGGCTGACCGGACAAAACGGCAGATTACGGCATATGACGCTATGTATGACATTATCAATTCCGATGTAAAGGCTTGGTATGCAGGACTTAGCTTTCCCATGACGCTTAAGCAGTTCAGAGATAGCTTCTTTGCATATCTCGGAATTGAACAGGCGGTAGCAACATTGCCTAACGATTCCATGACAGTCAATAAGACGATTGTAGCCACACAGACGGACGATTCAAGCGCGGTCACAGAAGAATCCTCTATCAGCGGAAAAACGGTTGTAACGGCAATCTGTGAGATTAACGGATGCTTTGGAAATATCAACCGGAATGGCAAGTTTGAGTATGTCTTTCTGAAAGCAATCACAAGTGCGCTTTATCCGCGAGAGGATTTGTTCCCGGCAGATGATCTGTTTCCAAGTGATGCAAACACGGAGTCCATGACCGGGCATTACATTTCCTTTGATTATGAGGATTTTCAGTCACAGGCGATTACACAGCTTGAAATTAAGTCAAGTGACGATACTGCGGGTGCTATTGTTGGAACTGCCGGAAACAACTATTCGATTACAGGAAATTTTCTTGTATCGGACAAGACCGGAGCAGAACTTACACAGATTGCAAACAATCTTCTTCCAATTATGAAACAGGCAGTATACACACCGATTAAAAGTTGCACTTGCGTCGGAAATCCATGTCTGACACTTGGCGAACCCATCCGGTTCAATACCACAAGAGAGATTGTTGAAACTTATCTATTGCAGCGCACCCTAACCGGTGTGCAAAGCAAGAGAGATTCAATCTCCGCACAGGGCACGCAGACACACTCTGCAAAGGTTAATTCTATCAGAGACACGATCGAAAGCGTGGAAAGACGTACCGGAAAGTTAGAGAGGAATGCAGACCATCTTCAATCCACGTATGAGGATTTAGAAAAACAGACAAACTCTAAGTTTGAGCAGACCGCAGACACAATTACAGCAGAAGTCAATCGTGCGCAAAAGGCGGAAGGGCAATTAGACGCATCATTGGAATTGAAGTTAGGCAGAGATGAGAACGACCAGGTTATTTCGATGATTAATGCAAGTGCCGACCAAATTGTGTTGCGAGGAAACCGATTAATTGTAGAATGTAACAACTTTGAACTAGACGGTAGCGGACGAGTACATATAATAGAATCTCTGCTTTTTGACAGTGGTGAGGTATCTGGTGTAGAGATATTAGGACATGATGGAAGAAATAATGCATTATTGCAGAATGTTAAGTTGGACTTGTCATCTGTTACTGATGCAAACGGGGAAAACTTGGCGACAGAAAGTTATGTTGACGGTTCGCTGAGTGGCTACGCGACCAAAAACGAACTGCCAAGTGGGTATTTTACAGATGTAGATTATACACTTAATGATAGCTCTACAACCAAGTATTCGCCCAGACACTTTAATAAAGTGTCTGATTTTGGTTCGAGGGAAAGTACCTTGGATATCGAGGGTCTTTTGATTTCTATTCCGAGTTCCGACAAAAGATTGAAAAATAATATACAATCATTAAGGGATATTAAAAGCGTGTATATGGCAATGTGCCCGGTTGAATACACATGGAAATCCGGATACATCACGCAGCACAAAGGCTTGCAGTTTGGTTTAATTGCGCAGGATTTAGAGAAGATTTTGCAGGATGCCGGATTGTCCGATAGCGGACTTGTACTAAAAGAAGATGCCGAAGAGGATGAAAAAGCAATTCACGGAGATTTAAAGACATGGAAAATCGACAAGGAAAATCTCCATGCAATGCACATACAGATGATCCAGATGCAGCAGAAAGAAATCGAACTTTTGCAGCAGAAAAACGAAGATCTGGAACGCAGATTATCAGCGTTAGAAAGGAGTGTGAGCCATGCAGAAAATATATAGTCGTATCAACTGGGAGAATTTTCCAAGTGAAAAAACAGCGGTAAATGAATCCAATCTTAATAAGATGGACTTGGCGATTGACAATCTGGATGATCGTGTGGTTGCTATGGATGCGTCTAAAGTTGACTTGACCAAGGCTAACGAACTTGTAAAGGAAATCCTTTGGGATGAATCCAACGGTACGCTGACTGTGGTAAAGATGAATGGTTCCAAGGCTATGATTGATACCAAGCTGGAAAAACTGGCGGTAAACTTCAAGTATGATCCGGAAAGTCAGCAGTTGGTAATCACGCTTGACGATGGCACGGCGCAGAACGTGGACTTATCCGCGCTGATCACGCAGTATGAGTTCTTAGAGGGTGACGAGATTGCATTTGAGGTCACTTCTGATGGAAAAGTCAAGCCGATGATTAAGGGCGGCTCAATAACTGAGGATAAGTTGCAACCGAATTTCTTGGCGGATATTAAGGTAGAATCTGCCAAGGCGGTAGCATCTGCCAAAAGCGCAAAAGAGTCCGAAACCAAGGCGGCAACATCTGCCACAGATGCCAAGGACAGCGCAGACAGGGCGCAGGAAATCGAAAACGAGATTAACAAGAAACTCACGATGGCAGAATTTGACGTGAATGAGGATGGGGAGTTGATTTACACGGACAATGCAGCATATAACTTTGTCGTTGACAATGACGGAAATTTAAACTGGGAGGTGGCTTAAATGGCTATAGCAGGAAGAGTAGCAATTGTGCCAAAGGGCGATTGGAGCGCAGAGACGGAGTATAAGAGACTTGATGAGGTAACATATAATAACACAATGTTCATAGCAAAAAAAGCTGTGCCGAAGGGGACGTTACCCACAAATGCAGAATATTGGTCGAAGTCGATTGTGGGTGGTGTCGGTGCAATCGCAACGAAAGAGGATGCCGGAATTGTAAAACCTGCAGACGGACTTTTGATTGCAGAAGATGGAACCCTTAAGGTCAGCATTGATGGAACAACACTCACAATGGATCAAGTCAACAATGTTATTAAGTTGGCTGACACTTTAAAAGAGAAGATCAATGGGGCGTTCCCTGCAGCGAATGTAGTAAACAACCAGATAACAACGGAGACGGGATATGCCCTGGATGCAAGGCAGGCGAACCCGAATATAGACGGCACGCTGGCGAAACAGTTAAGTGATTTAAACGGCAGTTTGAATACCAATATGCTTGATATTTCTTATATTCCAAAAACATTTAAGCTTTTTAATGACGTTCCTTTAACAACAGGAATACACGTCTATTGTGTAACTGGATATGGTGATCCAGTAGCCGATTCTCCGTATCCAAATTTAGACGGTTGGTGGAATATAATACAATTTGGTGTAGACGGAAACGGCTCACTCTTTCGTTTAACCCAAATAGCATCTCAGGTATTTCAGGCAGAGTTCGGATTCAAAGGCAAAGACGAGTTATGGATTCGGAGTCGGCATGATGCTGTTTGGAGCAATTGGGTAAAATTATAATTCATACCAACCAGTAAGCCAAGTTTGATTAAAATATTCTCTTGCATATATTTTCCTAGTCGTGGAAGACGAATAAGGAATAGCAATTACATGAAGTCTTGAGCCATTATAATTGTTTCCACTCCCAAACCATAATATATTGAATTCTCCCGTTGATCTTGGTAAATCAGATGAGTGTTCTGCTGAAAAGGTTTGACATCCAACAGGAGAATTCACGTATACTATGTAATCTAACACTGTAGTTTGCGGAATTGCTATTGATCTTTCATGCAAAACACCTTTTAAACTGCCGTTTAAGAAAATATATCGAACGAATATTCGAACGTAACTTATAAACAATTTTTATATATGAAAGGAATTAAAAAACATGGATAAAATTACTTTAGCCAACAAAGCAGAATTTGGAATTGCCGATGGTGCAAGCCTTGGCAACATTCAGATTCAATCGGCAGATTTTGCCGGAATCGAAACAATCACGAAAGCGTTTTCCGTGGACAACCTTGCAAAAGTGACATTCACCCACAACGGGGAAGTGTCCGGGGAATACACAGACCTTAAATCCGATGGGTTTACTTATTCCAAAAACGTGGGAGAGGACGGATCAGAAGATGGTACATATACCGTTACTATCCGATTGCGGACAAAGACGGAAATGGAAAAGGCAATCGATGAATTGAAAGCCGGTCACGAAGTAAACGCCGGAGCAATTCAGGATCTTGCAGATATGGTAGCAGGAGGTGAAGCATAATGGTTAAATTCTACGTGAGACGTATTCTTATAGACAAGAAAATGACAATTGATGAAGTGCCGATGCGTTGGCGCGCAAAAGTGCAAGAAGAGATTGAGAAGCAGCTTTCCGCTTCTTTGCAATGACATTTCTTGTCGAAACTTGCGACCGAAAAATGTTGAAATCATGCATATTGTAGTGATACTATGGACTTGTCCGAAAGGACACTTCAAGTTCTGGCATGGGTGGGGTTTGGCATGGCTCCGCCCATAATTGGGGATTGACTACGCCGAACACACGTTCTATAATATCCGTATCGCTACATAGGGCACATGATTGGGGGTTTTGAGGTTGGGAGAAGAGTACTACAAAAATGAAATCATTAAACTCATTGAAAAATGCGACAATTTGCATTGGTTAAAAACCATATATGCATACATAAGCAACTTATTAAAATAGGAAAAGAGCCAAGGGTTTGCGCATTGCCCTTGGCTCTTTTTTACTTTTTGCCTGAAATCGTATCTACTAAATTTTCTAAGGCTGTCCAATCGCTTTCGCTTAACTTGCACAGTGCAGAAACAAGTCGATACTTAAAGTTTTCATCACCTAATCTTTGGATTTCTCCAAGCATTGCTGAAATCTGTTCGTCTTTTGATAACTCAACAAACATTTCTCCGTTTCCGGTGCGAAGCCAATCTTGATTGACATTAAATTTTTCACATATATCAAAAATTGTTCTTTCGGACGGTTTTTTTGTTCCTGTTTCAATTTGCGCTATAAAATTTCTCGAAAGACCAATTTTTGAGGAAAATTCTTCTTGTGTTAATCCTAATCGACTTCTTAATTCTTTGATTCTTTCATTCACTATTTATCCTCCTTTCATATATACTATATAACAAAAATGTCCCCTAGTCAACAAAAAAGTATTGACAAAATGTTTCTTGGGGACTATACTTTGTTTACAAGGTCAACAAAACCTTAAAATTAAAGGAAAGAGGTGAGAACATGAAAGAGATTAAATCAACAAATGACATAATTGTTGTTCCGGTTTCTTATTTTAATGGAATGGAAAAGGAATTGCAGAAGATTCTAAACAAAGTGGATATTCACGATATGGATGTCATGGAACAGGTTCTTCATATGCGGAAGTGGCTGAAAACCAAAACCGTATATGAAGAAACAAAGAGATTATATCCTAATCTCCGTTTGGAAAATATTCATTTGCTTTTACCACAAGAAGAGAGCGACGAAAGGGGGTTAGGGCATGGAACACAAACCACAAAAAATTGAAATCAAGCCGAGAAAAGAGGGCGAGCCGCCGTCAAGTATTCATCTTTTTGTAGATGGACATGAAATCAAAGGAATTAGAAAACTTGATTTTTCTGTAGAACCAAACGGTTTTCCACATTTGGTGCTTGATTTACAGGCATTTAATTTGACGGTTGATGCCGCTTGCTTGATATATCAGGAAAAAATCGGGGCAATCAATCTACAGATTGCAGACGAAGAAAACGAAAGGGGTGAGAATGGGTGGAAGTAAAAAGATACCGGCTTTTAGACGAAGAAGGAAAAGCTGTAATTGTAAAGAAAGACAAGGATAGATATATCGGTCTTGACGAATTGGCACAGCACATAGCAATGAATATCGTTGATGATTACCAAAGCATTTTGGACGGCGATAAGAAAATCGAAGATACAAACATTGAATTATCCGTCAAAGTCCTTACCGCCATTTCTCCGGTCATTAAAACATATTAGAAATGTTTTATGTTACGGAATGGGTTTTCTGCCGCTTCCACGCTAGAGGATCGATTTTCTTCTTTCGGTAGAGATTTTTTGATTTCTTCGCAGTATTGGTCGTACTTGGTTTTGAAATCACTGAAAGAATCATTACATCCGCAAATTTTAGCGATAGCGTAGGCAGATACATATTCATTGTTCAAAAATTCACCTCCCTTATTTGATGATAAGGGAATTATACCACAGAAAGGAGTGAAAATATGGATAATTTGGTACACATTGGAAATGCAGATATTTCCATCAAAGAGTACAAAGGCAAGCGAGTGGTCACATTTAAGGACATTGATATGGCACATGAAAGACCGGACGGAACAGCAAGAAAAAGATTTTCTGACAACAGAAAACATTTTGTTGAGGGCGAAGATTATTTCGTTTTGAAGCCGTCAGACCTTGAAAATACTGAACTGTCCGAAAAACGGACACTAGAAAATGTAGTGTTGAGTAACTTCGGAACAGCACTCATTACCGAACAGGGCTATCTGATGTTGGTCAAGTCATTCACGGATGATTTGGCATGGGAAGTACAAAGAAAACTAGTTTCTTCCTATTTTAATGTACATCAAAGTGTCAACGACCAATTATCTCCAGAATTGCAAGCATTGCAAGGGCTTCTTAATCAGATGGTTCAAAAAGAACTTGCTGACAAGGAGAGAGACAGACAGATTGCTAAGGCACAGGACACAGCGCGGAAAGCAATTGAGACAACTGAACATATCAAAGAAGCGGTGAAACCGGTATTTGATAATTGGAGAAATGAAATCAATGCCAAGTTTAACCGGATTCAGAGAAATGCAGATTGTCAATTCAATGTATTGAGGACTGAAATGTATTCAGAACTTGAACACCGTGCTGGATGCGACTTGAATAGAAGAATCAGAAACAGACGTGAGCGCATGGCAGAAAGCGGATGCACGAAAACAGAAATCAGCGCATTGAACAAAATGGACATTATTGAGGATGATAAGAAATTGCGTGAAATCTTTTCGAAAATCGTAGCAGAGTATGAAATCAGATATTGCGCATGAAAGGAAGTGATTGTATGAGCGAAAAAGAAAAGCGAGTTGTCGAAAAACTTCGTGATGCCATTCCGAATATGACAGATTTTCAGAAAGGATATGTCCTTGGAATGGTAGAGAGTTCTGCTTCGAAACATAGTGAGCAGGGCGAGGAAAACGAAACACATAATGGAAGGGAGAATTGAAATGAGCAATTTTGAATTTCAGAAAGTTAATTCAAGGGTAATTCGTAGCGGTGACAACTATTTGGCAAAGGTTGACTCTGCGGAAAGTTTTTCAAGCATTTTCGTTGACGAGGAAACAACATATGGAGTTTCTGTAAGAGATGCACAGATACAGACGGGAGATTCGACTTACACACATGCAATGGCTTTTACATATTCCATGGAAGATGGTTCTGTGCGTTTTATAGATATTGTTGTATGTCCGTTACTCGGAACGTTTGTTTCTGACTGGTACTAAATTATAAAGTGGCAGAAAGGGGAATGAATGAAAAAAATAATCCAATTCATCATAGGTGCGGTTGCAATGGAGTATTCCTTGGTTGCCGCGTGCTATATGGATAGTGAGGGCGCGGCCGGGAATATGTCGGCTATTAAATTCGTAGTAGGGGCAGTAATTGCTGCAATCATGTATTACTGGTCGGAAGTAGACCGGAAGAGAGCCGAACTTGACAAGCGAATTAAGAGAAAACGCAGAATGAGAGAGGATGCATGGTAGGCGTTGTGTATATAAGTGGCACGAGATGTTCCACGGAAGAAAAGCGTATGCTTGCTGAACTTTTGGCAGGGAAACGAAAGAAACAGAATGATAAAGAAAATTTTGAAAAGATTCTCGGAAGAGAAATGGAAAGGAGAAGCAATGGAGAACAGAATAACGTTGATTGGTGATGTTGTATCAGCACCAAGGGAAAGCCATACAACATCAAACGGTAAGATTTTTTATAAATTTTTCATTGGAGTTGAAAGAAGAAGTGGTGTTGCGGATATACTTCCGGTGCTGTTTGATGAAGAAATCAGCGATACAGGAATTAGCGGAACAGTATGTGTCAAGGGAAAGATAATTACCCGGCACGTAAAAACAGGGTCTGGAGAAGCCGTTCTTACATATGTTATGGCTGATACAATCACAAAGCCAGAGGATGATAGTCCTTTGAATGAAGTAAACCTTGATGGAATTATCGAGGAAAAGCAACTTAGAGAAACACCGCTTGGTCGTAAAATCTGTGATGTGAAACTCAAAAACATAAGAGAAAATGGAAAAGAGGATTTGATTACTTGCATCGTATGGGGAAAGTGTGCAGAATATACAGACTCACTTGCTTTAGGTGATGCAGTGAGTGCATACGGCAGATTGCAGAGCCGGAGATACAAGAAAACGTGTAAAGATGGTTGCGTTGTGGAAAAAGTCACATATGAGTTGTCAATAAAAGGAATCGTGGGGGTGTAGAATAATGCGAATGATTTTAAAATCGTTGCGACTTGAAAATTTCAAGGGGGTAAAGGATAAGACATACGAATTTGGAAAGACAACAAGGGTTTCCGGCATGAACCGGAGAGGAAAGACCACAATCGGGGCGGCATGGTACTGGCTGACGTCTGATAAGAACTATGAACTTGTCAGCAATCCAAATATCAGACCGGACAATATAGAAGATTGCATTCCAACCGTTACTGCAGATGTTGATGTGGACGGAAAAGAGATTACTCTTTCCAAGATGCAGAAGCGAAAAGTTGGAAAGCCGGATAAAAATGGAGTTTCGAAAGTTACTATCACAAATACATATGAGATCAATTCTGTGCCTAAGACAGAACGTGATTTTAAGGCATATCTGGAAGAATTAGGGTTTGAGTTTGATAAATTCCTCATTTGTTCGCACCCGAATGTGTTCACTAAGGATTTGTCGTTGAAGAAAAAACAGGATGAAATGAGAAAATCCTTATTCGCTATGGCAAGTGCAAAAACAGATTTAGAGATTGCGCAAATGAATAAAGAAACTGCGGATGTTGCAAAACTACTTGAATCTTATAAATTCGAGGAAATTGAAGCCATGAATAACGCTTCCAAGAAGAAAGCAGTTGAACAGTTAGATGCGATTCCTAATCAGATTATCGGTCTGGAGAAAGCAAAAGTTGATGTAGATGTGGCAGAGCAGGAACTTGCCAAGGCTGATCTGACAAGAAGAATCGCTGAATGCGATAAGAAGATTGCCGGTGCCGATCATTCGCTTGACGAATTGCGCGATAAGGAAATGCGGTTACAACTTGATATATCCGGAATTACACAGACGATGAACCGCGAATTATCCAATCGTAGATACGAAATTGATGCTGATCTGCGCGGTTGCGAAGATGAATTAAAACATCTGGAGCAGACGATTTCTTTGAAAGAAAATCAGATTGTCGGTAATGAAAAGGCTATCACAGATGCGGATGCAGAACGGAAGAAAATTGGAGAAAAGTACAATGCAGAATATGCCAAGGCATTTGATGAAGCGCCTTACCTGTTTGACGAATCCAAGTGGGTATTTGATGAAAATAGCACTGTTTGTTCACTGTGCGGTCAGAAGTTGCCAGAAGATAAAATCGAGCAGTTAAAGGCTGATTTTGAAAGCCGGAAAGAAAAAGCCAAGGCAGATGCGGAAGAAAAACTGAAAGCAAAAAGATTTAAGTTTGACACTGACAAAAAGGTTGAACTGAATCGGTTGAATACTATTGGCACCGAGAAGAAAGAACTTATTACCGAACTTACAAAGAAAAATGCTGATCTGAATACAGAAATTGACGCTTTAAAGAAACAGGAACAGGATGCCATTGCAAAGAAAGAAGAACTTTCGAAGCAGTTATCCGAGATCCCGAGCGAAGCTGATTACACGCAGAATGAAGATTATGTGAAACTGAAAGCAGAGCGTGACAAGGTTCTCGCCGATATTGAAAAGCTGGAATCTGATGGTGCGGACAAGATTGTTACTGATTTGAAAGTCGAGAAAGCAGATCTGCAGAGCCAGCTTGATGAAGTAAATAAGATTATTGCACAGGCTGAAAACAATGTTCAAATTGATGACAAGATTGCAGATATGCAACATAAACAGAACGAGTATGGACAAGCAAAGGCAGATGCCGAGAGGATTCTTTATCAGCTCAAAGAAGTTTCAAAACGAAAGAATAAGTTACTTGTTGAAGAAATCAATCAGCATTTCGGTATTGTACGTTGGAAGTTGTTCGATTTCCAGAAGAACGGAGAATATAAGGAAGTTTGTATTCCTACAGTACTTGATGAAGAAACCGGCATTTACAAGGTGTTCGGTGACACGACTAACACTGGCAGAGAAATTGAAGCGAAGATTGATATTTGCAACAGTTTTCAGAAGTTCTTTAATATGTATGTTCCTATCTTCCTTGATGGTGCTGAGAGCATCAATGACGAATATGTGCCGGTCGTTGATACCCAGCTAATTCTTCTGACGGTTTCCGAGGATAAGCAGTTGAAAGTGGAGGGTGTGTAGGATGAGTCACATTGAAATTTTTAAGTTTGATGAAAATGGAGATTCTGAAAGTTATGGAGAGGTAAGTAACGCATGGCTTGGTTCAATGCGAGTGTGGAACATTTTAGGGGAAAAGTATTGTGGTCATGGGGCATCATTATTTGACATGGGGCAGATGGAAGCAATTTGGAATCTTGTGGATGATAAATCTGTCACGTATGATGAAAAAATCGTCCTGTTTACCACATTCGATAAATACCTTGTTAAGAAAGAAGATATTCCCAAAGTTATTGATGCTTTCCGCAAGTTTGAGGGAAATACAAATCTTAATGAGCAGGCAGATGTGCTTGAAAGTTTGTATGAAGAACCGAATTGTATTGCGGTTGGATTCCATCAGAACAGTATAAGTTGCGAGCAGTGGTTTGACTATAACTGCATTCAAGACAAAGAACACTTTTGGCTATTTGATGAACTGAAAGAAAGCGAGGGTGCCGAATGTCAAGAGTTGGAATAAGCAACAACATCATACAGCCGGATGCACGGTGTATGTCGTGCAAGCGTTGGAAGAGTGCAAGTAAAGGGTTCTGGGGAAGAGCCGGATATTGTTCTCTTCCGTATTGCGAGAAAGATATGAGAAATAAAGGAAAGAGAGGTTACAGATAAATGCAGTATATCAAAGCGAAATTTCCAAACATCACAAGAAGCTACGTGTATCGCACCGAGGATTCCGTGAAAGCTGGTGATACGGTTGTAAATGCCAAGGGTGCAAAGCTGACGGTCACGGATGAAACCGTGGATATGAAGTGGGTGGATACCTACGGTGCTGATAAGATGGCGGTTGTGAAGAAATATGAAGAAAGTGAGGGATGTGCATGAAGCTGATTAGTATTACAAAGTTTGGGGAACCGGTGGAAAGTGGAACGGTTTTCAGAACTCAAAGCCACGGAATTGACATTTGCATACATAAAATTTGCGGTTGCGGTGACGCGTGGTATCTTAATTGCAACGAATTGGGAATTGATAATCTACAGCTCAAGAGCGAAAATCTTTTCCGGTGTGTGGATGAAGCAAAGGAAATTCTCAAGAAACAATTAGAACTTTTAAATGAGCGGTTCAATAATTTTTACGAAGATAACGATGTTAAGATTTTAAGATATTAAGAAAGTGAGGAATAGATATGATTAAATCAGATTTTGGAACAATAGAAGTAGACGGAAGAGAGCCGGTTATCATGGCTGAATTTGAAACTCTTTTGGTAGCATTAAGGAGAGTTCTCGGAGAGGAGAAATGCAACCGTGCTTTGCAGAGAGCAAATGAAAATGAGCTGTCCAAGAAGGATACAGAAACATTGAGAAGCGAAGAAAAAGAACGCATGGCAGAAGTTATCAAAGCTATTTTAAGTGGAATGGAGGATAAGTAATTATGGCAGAAAACACAGAATTAACAAAGGCAGAGGAAAAGACAGAGGTTGCAACACACAATAACAAGGTTACCGATTACAGCCTTGGAATTTTCGGAACATCCGACAATTTCATTATGGCTATGCAGATGGCAAAGGCGTTAGCCGAGTCAACAATAGTTCCGCAGACGTATCAGAAAAATCCATCTAACTGTTTGATCGCCATTGAGCAGGCGCAGAGAATGTGCATAAGCCCACTTATGGTTATGCAGAACCTTTTTCTGATACAGGGCAAGCCAAGCTGGAGCAGTAAGTTTTTGATCGCGTCTATCAATGCCAGCAACAAATTCGACATGGAGTTGCAGTACGACGAAACCAAGGACAAGAACGGAAAACCTTATTCTTGCACTGCGTGGACTATGAAAAATGGTCGAAGAATTGAGGGCATGGAAGTTAATATGCAGATGGCAGATGATGAAGGTTGGACGAAGAAGAACGGTAGCAAGTGGAAAACAATGCCGCAGTTAATGCTTCGTTACAGAGCGGCATCATTCTTCTCTAGTCTGAATTGCCCTGAACTAACAATGGGACTTTATACCAAGGAAGAAATCGAGGATGGCGATTTCAAGGAATATCCGATGGAAGATTTACAGAAACAGGTCAAGCGTGATATTACGGAGAACGCCAACAGTGAGCCATTTGTTACGGCGGAACCTTGTTCAACCGAAAGTGCAGCAGTCGAGCCAGAGAAAGTAGCCGGAGAAGTTGCTGAGAATGACGAGAACGTACCGGACTTTATGAAAGATTAGGGAGGTTGCTATGAGAGTTATATCGCAGGACGGAACAATGGATGTACCATATGAAGTCAGTTCTTTAAATATGGTAGTCGGGAAATATGAAGATGTTGTAAATGCGGCTATTTATTGCTGCAACTCTTTTTCGACAATAAGAATGGCTGAATATGGTTCCGAAGAAAAGGCAAAGAAAGCTATGGAAAGGCTTAGAAAAATATATGAAAATAATGTGTTTTATCATTGTACAGCCGGTTCAAAGAGTTTTGAAGAAGCACAGAGCATTTTGAGCGTGGAACAATTTCAGAAAGCTACAACAGAATATTTTCAGTTTCCGGCAGAGGAAGAATTGGAGTAGCCTATGAAATACTATTGGGTTCGCATCTATGATTACAAGGTAGACGATGAACTGAAAGAGTTTACAGATGATAACGTGTGGGATTCTCAAAAAGGCACTCTTCTTGATGAATATTATCTTTGCGGAGAAGATATGTCTCGTAGTGAAGCAAAGGACGAAGTAAAGAAGAAAAGCAGTATTTCAAGGTTTGCAAAGCCAAGAAAAGGTAGCGGAATATATGCTCTGGTTATGGAAAGCAACCAATTCTTCTATGAGCGATTCAATATTGAAGTTGATACAATCTGTTTTAACTGCCATAAGTCGATCAAAGGCAAACAAAAGGACTTTCCATACATTACGACAGATGGTGGAGAAAAATATTACTTTTGTTCTTATGATTGCCGAGCAAAAACCAGTAGCAAAATCAATCCCTACTACGAAGGAGAATTTCAAACCAGAGAGGGATATGAGAGTAACGGTGGCGTATATGGATATATCTATCATATTTACAACAGAAAGACTAATATGCACTACATAGGACAAACGGTATATATGCCATTCTTCCGGTGGCAGGAACACGTTAAGAGCGGTTTGAAAGGTAATATTACAGACCTTGTATTTGAGACCATTACAGAGGTTCGTGTTAAGTCACAGGAGTATCTGAACAACATTGAAGCATGGTGGATTAGGAAATACATTGATGAATATGGGCGAGACCGTGTTATGAATATTACAGTTCCAAAGATAACACTTGAGGACTTGGCAAAGGAATATTCAAAGATAGTTTCGGGACAGTTAAGTATTGAAACGGATGAAAGTGAGGTGGTTTAAATGCTTATGCGATGTTGCGGTTCATCATCAGCAGGCAACAGTTACGCTTTAATCAGCAGCAGTGGTGAGATTCTTGCCATTGAAGCAGGTGTGAAATTTATGGACTTTAAGAAAATGATTGATTGGAAAATAGCAAATGTTTCCGGATGCATTGTGAGCCACGAACACGGAGACCATGCACGCTACATAAAGGATTTCATGAAATCCGGCATTCCGGTTTATACGGCATTTGAAACACAGACCACACTTGAAACAATAACCGGAGAACGTACAATAGCCATTTCACCACGCAGAACACGGCAAATTGGCAGTTTTTCGGTAATACCATTCAACGTACCGCATGACACAGAAATCGAGTGCTACGGCTATTTAATCAAGCATGAGGAAATGGGGCAGTTATTGTTCTTGACAGACTTGGAATATTGCAAGTACAATTTCTCGAAGCTGAACATTGAGCATATCATTGTTGAAGCCAATTACAGTATGGGCTTGGTAGACCGGAATGAGCCAAATTACGAACACCGTTTACGAGGTCATATGAGCCTTGATACGGCACTTAAATTTATTCAGACGAACGACAACCCAGCTTTACGAAATGTCGTTTTAATACACTTATCGGACACAAGCGGAAATCCCGCGTTATTCCTACAACAAACGAAAGAAACAATTAAATATGGAGCAAATGTTTATGTTGCAGAAAAAGGGCTAGAGGTTGATATGAACCTTTGCCCGTTCTGAAAGGAGAAAGCATGGAAAAAGGAACAAAGTGCAGAGTTATTAGTGATGATTATGGGTTTTTTAAACCGGGAGAAATTGTTTTTGTATTAGAAACCAATGATGTGCCATATTGCGCAAAAGAATCGGCATATTCTCCTGGAAAAGCACTTAGCAGTTATGGATTAAGCGAGTTCAGCGCTTTAAGCGAGCGCGGACTTGAAGTAATCGAGGAATAATTAGGTTGAAACACCTTTGGCGAAAGCCTAAAAGAAACTATCTTGTTTGGCGAATAGTTATCACAAACCTTATTGAAAGCCATGTTTTGGCGGTGCGTTCATCGTGCCGCCCTTACAAAAGATTGGAGGTAAAAATTGAAATTATGTGAATACTGTATGGCTGAATTTGAGCCGAAACAACAAAATCAGAAATACTGTAGACCCAACTGCGCAAGAAGATCTGCACAGTTTAGAAATTTTAAAAAGGCTGGAAGAACTGTGTATAAAAGAATATGCCCGAAATGTGGCAGGCTGTTTATGACGATAGACGAACACAAAATTGATTGTCAAGACTGCATCAGCATTGACGTTAAAGAACGCTTGAGAAAGCCAAAGAAAAAGGACGATGTAATCAAGGCCGTGAATCACATGGCGCGCGCTTCCGGCATGAGTTACGGAAAGTTTGTGGCTCAAATGAGCATGAAGCCATTGGAGAGGAAGTGATCGGATGGGATATAAACACGGATTATCAAATAAATGCGGTAGATTGTACCCTCTGTGGAAAAGTATTAAATACCGTTGCTATTGCAAAACTTCTCGAGACTATAAAAATTACGGCGGAAGAGGGATTGTAATGTGTGACGAATGGAAGAATGATTTTCTAAGTTTCCACGATTGGGCGATCGCAAACGGGTACAAAGAAGAAAAGACGGATAAGGGATTGAACATTTTAACCATTGACAGAATTGATGTTAATGGGAATTACGAGCCTAGCAATTGCAGGTTTGTAACAAATGCAGAACAAGCTAAAAACAAAAGAAATAGCATTCCTATAGATGAAAAATTTTTAAAATGTCCTGTTTGCGGAAAGCAATTTGTGAAAAAGAAGAGAAATGGGCAAAAAACATGCAGCAATCACTGCGGAAGGATTCTTTATTACAGAGAGCATCCAAACACAAAAGACTATATGAAAATATGTCCTATTTGCAATAAATCATTTAACGCCAAAAGAGGTGGTCATTACAATGACGCGGTTTATTGCAGTAAAAAATGTAAAGATTTATCGGGTTCGCCTGTTTGGGAGCACAACGGACAAACCCATAGGGTTGTTGAGTGGGCTGAAATAGTAGGTATAAATGCACATTGCTTATTACATAGAAAGGATATGGGTTGGACTATCGAAGAGATATTAACAACGCCATTGAGAGGTAGAAGAAAATGCCGAATGTAAATTACAAGCAGCTATATGCAATAAAAAAGAACAACGAGAAACGGATATTAAGTGTTTGCCCTAGAATGAAAAATCAGAGCGGAATTTATTTCTACACGAGGACTGATGAAAACGGTATATCTTACTTTTATATCGGTCAGAGCGTTGACTGCTTAGAGAGAAATGTTTCACATTTATCCGGTTATCAGCACATAGATCTTTCGATTAAAAAAAGAGGATTTTATAGTGAAGAAAATCCGTATGGATGGAAATTGGATTTTATCCATTATCCGAGAGAGAAACTTGATGAAATGGAACAATATTGGATTTTGGAATATACAAAGAAAGGTTATCAATGCCGTTACAACAAAACGGCTGGCGGTCAAGGCGCAGGAAAAGAAAAGATAAACGAATTTAAGCCAGCAAAAGGCTATTATGACGGCATTAAGCAGGGCAAAAAGAGTCTTGCTAAGGAATTATCGCATATTGCTGAAAAGCACCTTGAAATCCGCTTGAAGCCGGAAAAACAGGGTAATAAAGTTTCTGAAAAGCAGTATGAGAAGTTTATGGCTTTGATTTCTGAAAATACGTATGAGGAGAGTGATTAAATGGCAGAAGTCAAGTGGATTAAAATCACAACAGATGTCTTTGATGATGAAAAGATTCTGCTGATTGAGAGTATGCCGAGTGCGGATAGCATCATTACGATTTGGTTCAAACTTCTTATTCTTGCCGGAAAACAGAATAACAACGGTGTGTTTATGATGAGCAACAAGTTACCGTTCACGGATGAAATGCTTGCCACCATTTTCCGCAGAGATTTGAACACGGTAAGGCTTGCACTTAAGACCTTTGAAGAATTTGGGATGATTGAGGTCGTTGACAATGTGATAACGATTCCGAATTGGAATAAGCACCAGACACTTGATGCTTATGAGAAGAAAAAGGAACGTGACAGGCTATATCAGCAGAACCGCAGAAAGAAGCAGAAGAACCTAATTGAGCAAAAATCGCCCGATAAATCGTCTGACGTCGTTGTTTCAGATAAAGAAGAAGAAAAAGAAGAAGATAAAGAGAAAGAAAATATAAAAGAAAATTCGCTGTCGCCCGATTCCGGAGATTTGTTTGATTTTGACGATGCATGGAAAAAGACTTTTAGTATATACCCCAAGAAAACAGCGTACAGTACCTCTAAAACGGCTTGGATGGATAAAGTGCTAGAAGTTATCGAAGAGAACCAACCGGACGTTGCACGGCTGTTATACAAAGCCACAGAAGCATATTTGAGTGACTATCAAGAAAAGAACCCGGACGATAAGGATTTTCGGTACATTCCAAAATATGTTGATTGGTTGAAAAATGATTGCGACTATTGGTTGCAGATTGCAGAGAAACGAGGTGATTGCAGTTGACAGAAGCGGAACAGGGGCTTATCGGATGCGTGCTTATATCTGCTGATTCTCTCGACAGGATTCCGGACATTAAACCATATATGTTCTCCGATGATATAGGACAGGACATTTTCATAAAAATGCTTGCAATGAGAGATAATTGCGAAGAAATCACAGTTCTTTCCCTTGCACAATCGCTGACCAACCCAAAGTACAGCGAAGATGAATATAAGCGAGTCGTTATGTCTTGTTTACAATCTTCTCCGACATCGGTTGAAGCTCCTGCGTATGCCAAAGTCGTGATGAATGATTTCAAGGCAAGAGAGGTCAAAAGTCTTTATCAGAGAGTTTCATTGAGACCGGGAGACATTGACAAGACTATTTCTGAAAGCATTTCAAGGTTGGAAGAATTGCAGAAGAACATGAAAGTTCGGTCAAAATCATTAAAGCAGATCGTTGAGGAAAACAAGGAAAAATATTTCAACGAACACGTTGGAGAGGGCGGCGTAAAAACAGGGTTCGATCAATTGGATGATTGTATCGGAAGTTTAGAGGGCGGAGACGTGACTGTTGTCGGTGCAAGACCGGGAATTGGAAAATCCGCATTTGTAACGCAGATGATCGGACAAATGGCAGAAAAAGGACTCCAAGTTGGATATTTCAACCTCGAGATGAAAGAAGGACAGGTTTACGAACGTTTCGTTTCAAGGTTGTCTGAAATAAGCCTAACGCGCGTCCGGAGGGCAAAAGCGTTCCTTGGAGATGAAAAAGAAAAATTCGACAAGGCAAACGATGAAATGTGTGATTATGATGTGATTATTTCCACAGGTTCAAAATCCGTAGGAGAAATCAAGGCAGAGAGCCGCTACCGGCAGTTTGATGCAATCATTATTGACTACTTGCAGTTGATTAAAGCAGAGCGAAAGTACAGCAACAGATCATCAGAAGTCGGAGATATTTCAAAAGCATTAAAGGCACTTGCAATGGAGCTAAATGTTCCGGTTATCGCACTTTCGCAGTTGAACAGAGTTTCAGAGGGCAGAGATACCAAAGAGCCTACAATGTCAGAGTTGAGAGAATCCGGAGATATTGAGCAGGACGCATCGAATATTTTCTTTTTATGGAATCTGGATGAAAGCGGAGAATATAAAGGATTGAAAGTTGCAAAGCAACGGCAGGGCGAACTTATGAAAGAAGCATTACAGTTTATTGGCGAAAATATGAAGTTTGTTGAAATCGAAAAACCGCTTGATGATGTTGTTGCGGAAATAAAAAAGAAAGAACGCGGGGACGGATTCAAGCCATACAATGGCGATTGTCCGTTTTAGAGGTAGTGGCTATGGCAAGTGCAAAGATCGAAAAGGGTTCGGAAGAATGGCAAGTGTTTATGGATTATTGGCAATTCATTCAGAAATACTATTCCCCGGACAGCACTGATTCTTGGTGGGATGAAGTTGTAAAAGCCGGAGAATCATTGATAAACAAATACAAAGGCATGGAGATTGAAGAACGTGCAAGACAGCTTGTATTGAGTCATTTTGCATGGTTGGAAATCACATACAGAAAGGAGAAACCAAAGAAATGAGCAATGCTTTGAGACGGAATAAAAAGCCAACATTTTACACAAAACAGGAAATGCGGATTATCGGGCGAAATGATTTCGAAAAGAGAAATGCTGATAAGGTTATAGCAAAATCATACAAAGATTTTGTCGTGATTGGGTACATAATTCTGCATGACAAATTCGGGTTCGGACAGGCAAGAATCATCCGGTTGCAGGATTTTTTGAAATCTTACTTAGATGAAGCAGCATCCGGTGGAAATACCGGGAAGGACTTGTCTGTTTATCTGAAAAGTAAATACGGAATCGACATCAAAGAAGAAGTCGGGAAAATTCCACAGAGACAGTTAATGAACCTGTATGCGAAGAAAGGTTTCTGTATCGAGCGTGAAGCATACAGGCTTTCCAGCGCATCTTTGTTTAACTATTTTGCACTGACACTTACGATTCTGAAAAAGGAATTTAAGATAACAGCGAAACAGTTGCAATATTTTTCGGACAAATTCATCGACTACATTGATACACTGGCTAATTACAAGCAGTTTCAGTTGACGGTGCCGATGATAGCACAGAGTTTGGCGGATGAGATTAAGTTTATATGTGATTTGGAGGTTTAATATGACGAATAAAGAAAAATATGGAAATGAGATTATAGAACTTGCGGTAAACGGAGGAGTGTTTGGATTAAAAAATGGAAAGCCTGCAATTTGCGAAGAAATTAAATGTGAAGAGTGCGATTTTTATGAATCAGATTCGTGCAAAGGTAGTACGTATAATTTCTGCGAATGGCTTAATTTAGAGTATGTTGAGCCTCCTGTTGATTGGAGTAAGGTAGCAGTCGATACGCCGATTTTGGTAAGAAATAGCGAAAAAAATTCGTGGGAAAAAAGATATTTTGCAAAATACGAGAACGGAATAGTGTACGCATGGGGATACGGAGCAACATCTTGGAGTGCGCGCGGAAGTGGCGATATAAGCGATTGGAAAATGGCAAAGTTGGCAGAAAGTGAGGAATAGGCATGGAGAGATTAACAGAGCGAACAGCGGTCGGAATCTTAGTAAAAGAGAATTACGAGAAAAAATCCTTAAAAACCTTGTATTCGTGCTATGGCGAAAAGCCTAATTCATATTATTCCAACTGTGAAGAAGGTTATTGCGCAATGGAAGAGGTTCAGAAGTACCTCGCAATCGGCGCACCGGAAGAATTCCGGGCGGCGGTTAAGCAGACGGCGAAGAAACCTATATTTAACCATAACCTTAGTGATACTCTTTCTGTATTCCATTGTGAATGTGGAAACACAATCAAAGTCAGTCACGATATAGGAATAATGAATAACAACAATGCACCAAATTACTGTAGTAAGTGCGGTTGCAAGTTTGATTGGAGTGATGAAGAATGATGTTTCAATCGTACATAAATTTCTTTCTACTAATACTTATAGCCGTTAGGTTAGATATTCTAACAGAATTTGGAGTTAAGCTTTTTTGCATTCTGTCAGTTGTAGGGATGATTGGACATGAGATTTTTGATTATTTGAAAAGAGGAGATGGAAAACGATGAGCTTGATTGATGCAGATGAATTAAAAAAAGAGTTATACCAACAATGGTTCATGGATATTCTTCTTACACAAAGGAACAGTGAGGATATGTTCTATGCGCTGGCACAAAAGATTGACGAACAGCCGACCGCCTACGATGTGGACAAGGTTGTGGAACAGTTAAACGACAATTTCAGAGTTGTACGAACTGATGAAGATTTGGAATGGAACAGGGCAATGGATGACGCAATTACAATCGTGAAAGGCGGTGGAGCAGATGGCAATTAAACCAATACTATTTAACACAGTTAACACAGAAATGGTTCGGGCAATTCTGGACGGGCGGAAGAGTTGTACTAGGAGAGTTGTAAAGCCACAGCCTACGGCACGTTATGGAGTACAGTGCATAAAGCCACCATATCAACCGGGAGATATTCTTTATATTCGAGAAACATGGAGCGAAGGATATGAAGATGGAACATATATTTACAAAGCTGATGATAAGCTGGCAGACTTGCCTACATTTAAGGAATCATCAAAACTGATATATCATCCGTCCATTCACATGCCAAAAGAAGCGGCACGCATCTGGCTTAATGTCACGGATGTGAGAGTGGAACGGTTGCAGGAGATCAGCGCAGAAAGTGCGTTGGCAGAAGGAACAGATAAGTATATCCACACAAATGGAGGACTTGATGAAAACATGACAATTACATCGTTTATAGGGATTTGGAATAGCACCATCAAGAAATCCGACATTGACCGCTACGGTTGGGATGCAAATCCTTGGGTATGGGTTATAGAGTTTGAGCGGTGCGAGAAACCGGAAGGAGTATGAGGTATGAGTAAAAGCAGAGCCAGTAAAATGAACGGCTATCGTAGCATGGTAAGCCGTCAGAAGAATGATGTTTTTAAGTTTAAGCCTAAGAAGAAAAAGAAAGGGTGATTCAGAATGAAGATTTTAAGTAAGAAGAAATACAACAAACTCATTGAAGATTTTGAGGAATTGCAGAAAAAGGTCGAGGAACTCAAAAGGATAAACGAGAGTATCGGGAAAAAGCTGGAAGATAAAAAGACAAGTTGCAAGGCAAATGTTGGAAAAGATTTTTGTAATGTTTGCAAAAATTCTTACAGTTATAAGAACAATAATGGGCTTATTCCCATTAACTGTGTAGGTTGCTTGCTTGATGTACCTTGTGAGGATTTTAAGAAAAAAGAAGATAACTAACTAAAAATCAAAGAAAGGAACAGGACGCGCGCATAAAACCTAGGTTTCCTTTTGGTAGATTTTATGAATTTTGAAAATTATTCTTGTGATAATCAAATGAGCATATTTGACTTCATAAGAGAAACAATCAGTATAACAAAGCCTATTCGCTTAATAGAACTTTTCGCTGGCTACGGAAGTCAGGCAATGGCACTAAAGAGAATAGGCGCTAAGTTTGAGCATTACAGAGTTGTGGAGTTTGATAAGTATGCCATAGCAAGCTATAACGCAGTACACGGTACGGATTTCCCCACAATGGACATAACAAAGGTTCATGCAGAAGATTTGAATATTTGCGGCACAGAAACCTTTACTTACCTACTTACTTACTCGTTTCCTTGCACGGATTTATCAGTTGCCGGGAAACAAGCTGGAATGTCTAAGGGAAGTGGTACAAGAAGCGGTCTGTTGTGGGAAGTTGAGAGAATACTAACAGAAATTAGAGATAGTAACGGAGAATTACCACAGATTTTGTTCATGGAGAACGTGTCACAAGTACACGGCAAGAAAAACATCAATGATTTTGAGAAGTGGTTGGGTTTCCTGGAAAGTTTAGGGTACACAAATTATTGGCAAGATTTGAATGCTAAAAATTATGGAGTGGCGCAGAATAGAAATAGATGCTTTATGTTTTCGTTCCTTGGCAATTACTCATATGATTTTCCACAGCCTATACCACTCAAAAAGAAGTTGGAAGACTATCTTGAGGATAATGTAGATGAAAAGTATTACATCAACAATGAAAAGGCTGACAAGCTGATAAAACAGCTTATTGACAACGGCACATTGCCACAACACAATCTTGACAGACAGACAGACAGACAGACAGACAGACAGACAGACAGACAGACAGACAGACAG